TCACTTCGGCCATTTTGCGGCCCTTTCTTCCAGCGCCTGCGCCATCTGTTCCTGCAGATGCCAGGGCAGTTCCTCGAACACGTCTTCGAACATCGTCTCGAACGGCTGGTGCATGCCGTGTCCCAGAACGCCGTTCTTCTCGGCCTCCTTGGTAGCCTGCTTGACCATCTCTGCCAGTTCCAGGTCCATCGCGGCGTGGCGTTCCTCGTCCCAGATACCAAGGCCGATGCAATGCTGCTTCAACCGGTGGATCGGATCACCCAGCGGCCATTCGGCGCTTTCCTGTGCGCTGCGATAGGCGGATGGGTCATCGGACGTGCTGTGCCCTTCGGCGCGATAGGTGAAATGCTCGATCAGCGTCGCCCCCTTGTTGGCGCGCGCGCGCTCGGCGGCCCAGCGCGTCGCGGCATAGACCGCGAGCGCATCATTGCCGTCGACGCGAAGGCCCGCGATGCCATAGCCCAAAGCGCGCGCGGCAAAGGTCGTGCGCTCGGCCCCGGCAAAGCCCGAGAAGCTCGAGATCGCCCATTGGTTGTTGACGACATTGAGGATGACCGGCGCGTTATACACCGAGGCAAAGGTCATCGCGCTGTGGAAGTCACCTTCCGCCGTCGAGCCTTCGCCGCACCAGCAGCTGGCAATGCGCGTATCGCCCTTGATCGCGCTGGCCATCGCCCAGCCCACCGCCTGCGGATATTGCGTCGTCAGATTGCCGCTGATCGTGAAGAAGCTCAGTTCCGGCACCGAATACATGATCGGCAGCTGACGGCCCTTCAGCTTGTCGCCCGCGTTCGAATAGATCTGGTTGACCATCTCGACCAGCGGATAGCCGCGCCACATCAGGATGCCCTGCTGGCGATAGCTGGGGAAGACCATGTCATCGCCCTGCATCGCCGCGGCGGCGGAAACCGAGGTCGCCTCTTCCCCGGTGCATTTCATGTAGAAGCTGGTCTTGCCCTGACGCTGCGCGCGATAGAGACGCTCGTCGAACGCGCGGGTGAGCGCCATGGTGCGCAGGATCTTCAGCAGCGTTTCGGCGGGCAGGCGCGGGTCCCAGGGACCGACCGCCTGGTGTTCCTCGTCAAGCACGCGGACAAGGCCGAACGCGGCATCGCGCATGTCGTGGGGAGAGATTGCCTCGTCGGGGCGCGCCATGCTCCCGGCTGCGGGGATCACGACATCGCTGAAATCGACCGGATCGCCGGGGCGCGAGCGGGGCTCTGGAACGTGCAGCGCAAGCGGCAGCAGGTTCGTGCGGGCTGGACCATCGGCCATCAAATATCCTCTCGGGCTGGTGGGCGACGCGTCGGGGCGGCTCTTGCTGGCCTTTCGACTAATTGCCCTACCCGGACATATTATTTCAAGATTCGCGATAGGTCAATAGTGCTGCCCTTCACACTGCGACGGGTGCCGCGATATGCGCCTGGGGCGCATAATTGCGGACCTCGAAATCCTCGATCCGGTAGTCGAAAATACTGTCGGGCCGCCGGGTGATCGCCAGCTTCGGCGCGCCGGAGGGCGAGCGGGCGAGCTGGGTTTCCACCAGGTGCTGATGGTTGAGATACAGATGCACGTCGCCGCCGTTCCAGATCAGTTCGCCCGGCTCAAGATCGCATTGCTGCGCCAGCATCCGAGTGATCAGCGCGGCGGAGAAGATGTTGAACGGGACGCCCAGCGCCAGATCGCACGAGCGCTGATAGAGCAATCCCGTGAGCTTTCCGTCGGCCACAAAGAACTGATAGGTCTTGTGGCACGGCGGCAGCGCCATCCGGTCCAGCTCGGCGACATTCCAGCCCTCGAAGATATGGCGGCGCGATCCGGGATTGTGCTTGAGGCTCTCGACCAGCTCGGCAATCTGGTTGATGCCCTGCGCGCGCTGGCGAAACAGCCCCTCGCCCACTGGCTCGTACACGGGCCAGTTCACCCATTGCTTGCCATAGACCGGGCCGAGATCGCCCCAGCGTTCGGCGAACTCCGCATCGGCGATGATTCGCGCCTCGAACGCGTCGCGGTCGATTACCTCACCGGTTGCCTTGCGATAGGCATCGAGCGGCCAGTCGGTCCAGATATGCACCCCCTGCTCGACCAGCGGGCGGATATTCGTCTCGCCGGTCAGGAACCACAGCATCTCGCGCGCGGCCGCCTTCCAGTAGACGCGCTTGGTGGTGAGCAGCGGAATGGCATCGCCCGAAAGGTCGAAGCGCATGGTCGCGCCGAAGACCGAGCGCGTGCCGACACCGGTGCGATCGGACCGCTCGTGCCCGCGCGTCCAGACCCGGCGCATCAGGTCCAGATACTGCCATTCGAAATGATCTTCTGCGGCAATATCTGCCGGGCGACTCTGCACTGCTGTTTCCATGCGCGCATGCCTAGCACGCGCGTCCGATCGCCGCCAACGCGGGGCCGACAAGAAAAGCGCAAAAGGCCGCTTGCAGTCTGCGAAACCCGTGGCTATAGGCACGCCCCTGCCTCCCAGGCGCCGCAAGGCACCATGAAGTCTGGGTCGGGGAGTAGCTCAGCCTGGTAGAGCACTGTCTTCGGGAGGCAGGGGCCGGAGGTTCGAATCCTCTCTCCCCGACCATTTAACCGCTGAAATTCCGGCGTTTTTCGCACCCCGGCAGACAGGGGCCGACGCCACATTTTGAACCTCGAACCTCAAGAAGCCCTCCTCTGAACCCTGTTTGCGACCGTCCGCAGATAGTCGGGACTGTACCTGGCGTAATGCCGAGAGGTCGTTGCCGCGTCGTCGTGACCCATGAACTGGGCGAGCTCGTCCATGCTGACGCCCGCCTCTGCCGCCCAGACCGCGCCGGTATGGCGAAGGCTATAGGGCGTGGCATGGATTCCCGATCGTTCCGACGCCGCTTGGAACGCCTTCTTGATGTTCGCGACCTGCTTGCCACCGCGCTCCACCACATAGGCGCATTGCCGCGCTCGGTATGCGTCCTCGAGCGCAGCGCGCAGCTCGTCGTTCATCGGCACCACTGGCCGGCGCTTGGCGGTCTGCTTGCGCCCAGGCGGGTTGAGATCGATCAGGCCGCGGTCAAAATCGACGCGATCCCATGTCAGATCCAGAATTGCGGACGGCCGGGCCATGGTGAAAAGGCCGAGCAGCACATAGAGGCGGGCATGGGGAGCCTTCACCTCAGCATAGAACTGCTCGAACTGCTTGTGCGTCAGGTGCCGGGTCTGGCGCTCGGGCGCGGACGGCAACCACATTTCGGGCCGCGCGCTGGTGTGACCGGCCTTGCGGGCCCAGCCAACCGCCGTGCTGACCATCAGGAGCTCATAGCGCACGGTGGAGGCGCTGGCCTTGCGCTGGTCGGCATAGGACCGGCACATCGCTTCATCGATCAACTCAGGGTCGGTGTTCTCCCAAAACGTCCGCATCGCGCGCCAGCCATCCTTGCGGCGCTGCGTCGACGGCTTCTGGTCTGCCTCGAGCGTGGCGATGTAGGCGGTCACGATCCTGCCCAGGGTCCACGGTGAATTGTCGCTTCCCGCCCAGATGCGACGCGCCTCGGATTCCGCGCCCGCCCGATCGGCGGCGTAGAGGGTGCGCCTTCCCCGGTTGCCGGGGGCTCCGATGGGTCGGGACCGGTCTTTGGCCCAGACGAGGGCGAACCCTCCCCTGAACCTTTGGACGGTGTATTCTGGCTGGGATTGCATTCGATTCTCTCCACTTCGGCGACGGGGATGCGGATTAACGTCCCGATCGTGAAGCATTGCAAGGTTCCGTCCTTGATCATCTTGCGGATCATGCCCTCCGAGCATGACCATCGTTCGGCTAGGCTGCGAACGCTGAACGGCATATCCGCCTGCTGGTTGCGCGCCGCTGCCGTCATCCCTTCCGCTCCTCCACATAGGCCGCCGCACGATAACGCGCCGCGCGCCTGGCAGCGTCCCGATCGGTCCGCTGCAAAATCTGGTCGATGCGCTTCTGCACCCGGTTGGGCTTGCGGCTGTTGCCGATGTGCCAGCCAGCGCATTTGCGGCACTGATAGACATCCATGGCGGCGCTTTTCATGCGCCGGGCAGCGATGCACGCAGAGGTCTTGTCGGGGTGCCGGACCTTGCCGGTGCAGCCGTCTTTAGCCACGCGCCTTCTCCTCCAAATAAAGCCCCGCCCGGACATGATCGGCGGCCATGCGAAAAGCGCGGGCGAAGTGCCGGTTCTGCGTCCACAGATAGCTATCCTCGGGTATGTCTCTGAGGCTCAAGTTCCTCTCCGCCGCAAGCCGGTCCAGCCCCTCGGCTATCTCGCGCTCGATCTGCGCGCGGGTGGGGGTGGTGGTCATGCTGCGGCCTTTCCGTAGGGCGAAGCCCAGTTCGGATCGCGTCGCTCGCCACAGAACTTGCACTGATCAAAGGGATTGTCCTTCGTCGAGCTGCCGCTGCGCGTATAGTCATGGCCGGGGCAGTCAGCCGGATCGACATGAAGCCCCTTGGGCAGGCCGGTCTGCGGGATCAGCGGCTCAAGTTGACGGCCAACGCGATCGGTGACCCATGCCCATTCGAGATGAGGCTGGAAGGTCGCGGCTATGTCGAGAAAGACCTCGGACTTGATGTAGAGGCCGAAATAGCCGCCACGCCGATACCATGGTGGACGCCGATGCGCTCGCCAGCCCATAGACTCGTCGATTTTCTCGTCGATATCGTAGCTGATTTCTAGGTAGCCATCCGGTGCGCCGCCGTGCCAGGGGCCGCGCAGCCGCAGCGGCGTGCCAGCCTCAACCTTGGTCAGCGTGGTGACGCCATCGGCAAAGACTGGCAGCTCGCATTCGGCCATCGTGATATCGAAGTGCCGCCCGCCGTAACCCTCGCTGTGAGACGTGGCCAGCATCCGATACTCGCTGCGTTCCTCCTCGCCGTTCCAATTGTTCTCCTTTGACGGCTTTTCGATCCAGCGAACGTGCTTATCGAACGTCTGCATCGAAATGCGCCCGCCGTGATAGTGGACGGCAGCAACGCCATCGCGCTCTGCTTTCCAACACCGGGAATCGGCCTTGTGCTTCTGCCATGTCCAGACCGGCGATCCGTCGCGGGTGAACTCCAAGGGATCGGTTCGGCAGCGCACCTTGTAGCGCGGACGGTTGCCCCATCCGTGCATGAACTCGACGTGCAGATCGCGCGCCCATGGCGGCAGAATGCGGGGGCCTGCGGCAAGCTCGATACGCTCGAACGTGATCTGCGCCTCTGCCGCGCGGGTGGCTGGCGGGGTGTCAGGCATGGACTTCGGCCTTTCGTGCGGCGCGTAGTTTCGCAAAGCCCGCGCATCCCCTCGTCGGGTTGCCCTGATCGTCCAGATGCTCGTGGCACATGAACGGCGGTGACAGCGGGTCGCTGCAAAAGTCGGCATCGGCAGTCGTGATCGGTGACTGATTGGCGATGGTGCCCAAGCGGAAAGCACAGCCGCCGCAGGCTTCGGGCGCATCGACCTTGCTGGCCAAAATGACGCCTTGCAGCGCGCCAAAAGGCGTCGGCAGGTTGACCCGATCGCTTTCCCGGTCAGGGTGTTCGTGCCCGTCGATGATGCGCTGCATGCTCACCATCTCGGCAGCATTCGCGCAGACCGAATTGGCAAGTCCGATGAACTCGGAAAACAGGGCGGCCATGCGGTCAGGTCCAATGTGCTCCATCATCGCAGACATGACCTCCCTTCGCATGTCGGAAGGCAGCATCGTTGCACCCGCAAGCCACTCGGCATCGTCGGCGTTGATCGCGTAATCGGTCTGGTCAACCATCACCGCAACCCCTGCTTTTCGCGCCAGGCCATCGCGTGGCGCTCGTCCATCGTGATCAGCGGCTCGCCCTCGCAAATATCGCTGAACGCATCCGCCGCAGCGTTGTCGCGCTCCTCGTCGGTCATCGGACGCCAGCCAGCGCCTTCGCACTCCCCGCACGGGGCCGTAAAGTCGCTCGGGTCGAGATCATCGTGGCCGACCATGCGTGCACGCGACGCGCTCGGGATCGTCGTCTGAACTTCGCCGCAGCCATTGCAGGCCGGGCATTCGATTTCGGGGGTGTCAGGCATGGGCGGGTTCCTTCGAAGCGGCAGCGAAAGCCTCAAAAGCCTCTTTGTCGCCAAAGCAGCAGGTGACACCATGTGTGCCGCTGACATTGCGGTCCCATCGAAACGCAGCGGGGCCTATCTTTTGACCGGGCCAGTCAAACTCAATGATCACTTGCTTGATGCGCCCGCCGTCGATGTAGACATGCGAGCCGTGGAAACCCGAACCGATCGGCTTGGGCGTGATGCCGGGAAAGCGATTAGCGAGCCGCTGCGCATAGTGCGCGACAGTCCGCACCTTCAGGCGTTCATCAAAAGCGGCTTCGTGTTCGTGCGCGGTCTGGCATCCCTTGTGGCAGAAAACGGCCCCCTCGCCATATCCAATCACATAGTCGGGGGTCCAGCTTTTGAATGCGCGATAGTCGGCGCAAATCCGCGCGCCGCAATAGTGGCACTCAAAGTTCCATCCATTCCAAACCATGTCGGATGCCGGAACAATCCCGGTTTCTGCATACTGATCAGCCCATTTGGCTCGGCAGCATGAGACGAGGCTGAAATCGCCATCGGCGTAGCGGTCCGCGCCCATCCTGCGGGCGGTGACGGCGTGGCGGGCAAAAATAATGCTGCCCGTGTTCTCAAATCCTTCAAGAACGGCGTAGGCTTTCATCTCAACCATCGTTCTGCATCCTCGGAAACTTCCCCGCCGTCGCGCTGCGGGTGACAGTGAACAGCGGCTCCATCGGCTGCGCGGCGACATCGGCGAGCGGGATCGCGGTGGCACAGGTGGCGCACTCGGCCGACATCCGCCCGACATGCCAGTGCTGGCCGCCGCACCCGGGGCAGCGGTTCGGCTCGCCAGCGTGGTAGAGCGGTTGGAAGCCCCGGTTTGAGACCTGGCGCGCGAAGGCGTGGCTACTAGAGGCTTTCAGCGGCTCACTAAGGGCGGGGGCGGTCATGATGGGAAATCCTCGGGGCAAAGCTTCTCACCCTTGCGCAGAGCCTTTTCCGCGCCTTGGCGGGTCAGCCAGAAGATATCGTCCCCGCCAAATGGCAACGTGCTGCCGTCGCGCTTCTTGGCGTCCCCAGCTTCCACCATCGCCAGCCAAGCCGGATGATCGCTGCCACCAGGGCCGGTGACGTAGCGATTGCGGTATGACCGCTTGCGCTGGCCGTCCAAGCCCAGAGCATGGCGGGCTAATTCGATTTGCTCGCTCGTCATCCCACCCTCCCCTCGACCAGCTTGATCCAGTCGCCGACCGTGGTGCAGGCGGCGGTTTCGTCGTCGGTCACCGTGATCGAGAACTCGTCCTCGACGGCCAGCGCCAGTTCGACCGGATCGAGACTGTCAGCGCCGAGGTCATCGGCCAGGTGCGCATCATCGGTCAGCTGCTCGGCATCGACGCCGAGGTGTTCGCGCAGGATGCGGCGGGTGCGGTCGGCGGGGGTCATTCCGGATCTCCGAAATAGACGCCCGCGATGTTGTGCTGGCAGAACTCGGCCTCGCAGACCTCGCCCTTCCAGACGCGGACGTAGGGAATGTCGCAGTAGACGCCCGGCTTAGCGCAGGCCTCAATGCGGGTGACGCCATTGCGCCCGACCCTGTAGAACGTCGATCCTTCCTCAGAGAGATAGACATCGACCTCGCAGATCGGCTGGTTGACGGGGTGAAGCAGGGCCTGGGTCACTTCCCCTTCCCCTTGTTCTGCTTGAGGTTCTTGCTCGCCTGGGCGATGTCGGCCGTCCACTTGTTCGCCAGCGGGCGCAGGTGGTCGATCTCGGCGCGGAGTTCAGCGATCTTGTCCGCCGCCTCCTTCATCAGCGCGTTGGTGCGCTCGCTGCTCTCGTGCCATTTCGCCAGCGCCGCCTCGTGCTTGGCCTTGGTGACAAATCCGAACATCAATCATCTCCTCGAAAAAGTGACCGGGCGGCATTCTGGTTACCGCGCCGCCCGGTTCCGGGGTGGAAGGCTAAAATTCCGTCAGTGTCGTGACCGGCACATTGAGCCACTTGGCCAGCGTCTCGAATGCCCAGTCGATGTAGGCAGCGCGCTCGTTCTCGGTCATCTTGTGGAACGACACGCTGTCGTAGTTCTTGATGACCTCGCCAGACGGCAGCACGGTTTCAGTGAACAGCCCGCGCCGGTCCTTCAGGATGCGGTGCAGCATATTTTCGTCGATCGCATCGCCCTGACACATGTCGGACAGGATCGGCGCGACTTTGCCCAGCACGACCCAATAAAGCGCCATCCGCTTCATGTTGCCGCGCGTCCGCTTGATCTCGATCCGCACCGGGCCATTGTGATCCAGAGCAGCCAGAGCCTTTTCCGTGGCAGGGTTCGCTGGGAACAGGCCGCCAAGCCTCTTGGTGCACAGCAGGGGGGCGCTTTCAGGCATGTTCCCTCTCCATCTTGTGGCGGTGCGGGCTGGCGCGGTAGAACGATTCCGCCATCGCCTTCATGTCCAGGCCGGTTTCCCGCTCAAATGTCTGTTCGCCCTGCTGATGCTGGCGAGCATGGCATTCCTTGCAGAGCGATATGGTCCAGCGGTCGGATGGCTTGATGCCCGTCCCGCCATCAGTGCCCGTGCGGACATGCGCGCATTCGATAGCGGTCTGCGATCCGCAGGCGCAGCAGGCGTGGCCACGGACCCAAGCGCGGTGCGCAGGGCAGCGCCGGGGCTTCTCGGCCTTGTCGCTCTTGCGGGAGATGCGGGGCGGCAACATCAGAAGGGCACGTCCGAACCGTCATCAGACGGCCAATCGTCGTTCAGGTCATCGTCGCGCGATGCGCTGCCCGGCGCACCGCCCTGCGGCTTGCCGTCGAGCAGCACGATCTTGGCGTCGAAGCCTTGCAGGACGCATTCGGTCGAGTAGCGCTTATTGCCCTGCTGATCGGTCCATTCGCGGGTCTGCTGCTTGCCCTGCACCAGCACGCGGCTGCCCTTGCGCAAGAACCGCTCGCAGATGCCGACCAGGCCATCGCTGAACACCGCGACGGATACCCATTCGGTGCGCTCGCGCTTTTCGCCTTCCTTGGTCTTCCACTGCTCGCCAACGGCAAGGCGGAAGTTGGCCACCCTGCCCCCGTTCTGGAAGCTGCGCACTTCAACGTCAGCGCCCAAGCGCCCGGTGAAGGTAAGTTGGTTGAGGTCGGACATATTCAAACTACCTTTTCTTCGCGGAAATTGAAGCCAGGCACGCCGCGCACCCGGTGCGCCTCAATGCGAGCGTCACGATCCGCCCAGCGCTGGATCAGTGCGCGAAACTCATCCATGAACTCGGGGATCTGCTTGTAATGACCATAAGCTTGGGCCCAGCACCCCGGCTCGCCAGTGCTCTCGGCGTGGTAGACAGTCCGCAGCGAAACCGCGCGAAAGCCAGCGCCGCCAACGCGCACCCGTTCTCTCGACACACCCTCGGCCTGCTGCAAAAGCGACTTTGCAATGGCGAGAGAGTCCTCGGCGCGGTCAATGACCTCAAGGTCTGTGCTGTCCTTGGCCTGCTGATGTTCGGCGATCGCCACCTTGGCTGCTTCAGCCGCACGATCTGCGGCTTCTTTTTCGCGCGCCTTCCGGTCGTCTTCCAGCTTTTGCAGCCATCTGGCCGTGAGCAAGCCAGTTGCCCGGTGCGCATTTGTCAGCAACCCGTCAGGAATCGTCTTCTTGCCCTTAGCGGTGTAGCCGTTCTGCCAATCAGAAATGTTCTTGAGCGCTTCGTTTAACGGCTTTTTTTCGGCGTCTGCGGTTTCTTCGACGAGGTTCTTGGCTTGCTCAAGCATGCGATGCAGCTTCGCCACTTCATCGGCCTGCTGCTGATTGGCGATCGGGGTTCCATCAGCCCAATTCTTCGCCTCGACCAGAAGATCGGCGACGTGAATATCGACAGCCGCTCGGCCATCTGATTTGGCCGGCGCTTCCTCGGGCGGGTTATTGTCGCCGGGGGCAACGCGCGGGTTCTCGTCCTTGTTGGCATCCAGCGCGGCGACATGTTTTTCGAGCGCGGCAATTTCTTCAATGCGCTCGGGAGCCTCCCGCCGCAACTTTTCCAGAGCGTTTTTGGCATAACGGAACGGCATCGTGTCGATTGCGACCGGGCCTTTGCTAGATAGATACATCATGACTTTTTCCCTCTCAGTAAGGAATTTCGTCAGCCAGGATTTCATCCCGCTGCGGCGCGGCCTTCCGGCATTCTGCCTTGAGCCGGTTGATGGTCTTGGCGGCTTGCTCTGCGGTCAGTTCGGTGAGCGCGCTGACGTTCCATCCCTCGACGATGATCTGCGTGGTAAGGGCCGTCTGGTTGGGGATCAGCGCCTTCATTTCGTCGAGCTGCTGTTCGGTGATTCCGGCGGTCGGCTTGGCCTTGCGCTGCGGCTCTTGCTTTGCCTGACGCGGCGCAACGTCATGCGTCGTCGCATCCGCGTCATTGTCGCCCTCGGTGGGGATCGCGAACGCCATGAATGCCGCGTATTTGTAAGCCGCGCTCATGGCCTTGTTGGTGGCCTTGTCGCCGCTGTCCATCGCCTCGCCATAGGTGCGGACGGTGTGAGTGCTGCCATCCTCGACCGACACGAAGTCAAATTCGGCTGTCACGGTCACATAGAAAAGGACGCTTTCCTTTTTCTGCCCGTTCCATTCTTTGACGGTGACGCGCTCGTGCATCTCGCGTTCAATGATGCGGGGCAGGACGCACAGGCCATGCTTGGCAAGCAATGGCGAAAGCGCGCCATAGACCTGATCGATGCCGCGAAACCTATAGTTTTGCTGGGTGTTTTGCCCGTTCTTGGAAATGCCAACCTTGGCCAGCTCGCCTTGCACGGCAGCGATTGCTTTGTAGACAGCAGACATTCGATTATCCTCCAATCACCACAACGGCGGCGGTAAAAACGGTCCATCCTGCGACCAGCCACCCGACCAGCGGGCGCTGGGTGCGCCATGCGAGCGTGAGGATGCGGGTTGCGTGCGGGGTCATGCGAGCCACCATGCGATGACAGCAGCCCAGCCAATGAAGCTGAGCGCAAACATGGCCGCCCACATGCGCAGCGCGGTTACGTCGTCGCTGGTCATGCGCTGACACCTTCCATGGCCGGAAGCTCGACAACAGGCGGGCCCGCGCGCCGTGCGGCAAGATCGCTCAAGGCCATCTGCACAGCCGAAACCAGACCGTCGCCGGGATGGCCGCATGTTCCGCACAGGCCATCTGCCTGCGCATATACGTTCGGGAAAATGCCAAGATCGGGATCGCTGCTGCGGATCAGGCCGACGCTGATGCTGGTGAGGTTGTGCGCTTCCATGAGTGCGACAAGCTGCTCTTCAAGGGTCATGCCGTAATCTCCTTCTTGTTCAACAGCCGCGCAGTCGCGTCGGCCTTCTCCTCGTCGCTCCAATGCGCAGGCCAGCGAGTGCCAGCCTGGATCATGGCGCAGTCGATAATGGTGTTGTGCAGGTCGCGCTGGTGCTGTTCGGTGGCGGCAACCTCGGCGCGATAGGCCGGGTCAGCGCACCAGCGGGCGAGCGTCGGACAGTCGAACGACACGTCGCTGCCGTGCGGGACGTAGCTGATGCCGTCCGTCTCGACGCTGCGAATGCAGGCGGCTTCGCGATGCAGGCGGGCGCTCATGCTGTCACCTGCAATTCCAGCGCAGGCAAACAGGCAACATCGGGCACCCGATTGGCGCGCGCTTCGATGAGCATGGCCTGCAAAGCGTCGGCAACAGTCGCGCCATATCCCCCGCTGCACCCGATGCCAGACTTTGCCGGGCCGTCATAATGACCGCGCGCGTGAAAAGCGTAGGGACCGGGAGTGAACTGCGGAGTGACGCAGATCGTAACGGTGGTCAGGTCATTGTCCGTCGCAATTTTCAGCAGGGCGTCTTCGATCGTCAGGGGCGCGCTCATGCTGCCACCACCTGCCGACGAGCGGCAATCTCGGCTGCGACCAGCTCGCCAAGGTTCTGGCTCACCAGATACCCGAAGTCGTCATAGGTCGCGCTGCCCGGCTTCCCGCCTTCCGGCGTCGCATGGCGAGCATTCAGCGCATCGGTCAGCGCCTGCTGCTGCAGTCCGGCAAGCTGCTCGAACTCGAAGCAATCATAGACCAGGTTGTCGATGTAGTGCGGCGCGTAATCCGCCGACAGGGCGTTGCGGAACGGGCGGTTCGTCGGCTCAATGCCAGATGCGGCGATCAGGCCGATCAGCGCCTGCGCGGCGGGGGCGGTGTGCCAGTGCTTGGGATTGTGCTGCATGGACTGTCTCCGTGGTGTGGAGACATAATTACACCCCGTGTAAGTTCCCTGCAAGCCTAAATTGCATGGGGCGTAACTTTTTTATCGCCGCCATGGTCGCGACGAATCGCCCGCTTACACGGTGGCATGTGCTGGCGATGTAGGAAACTGGTTTTTGCCTAGCGCGCGAGCTGGGCGGTGACGGCATCGACCTTGGCGAGGAACGCGGCAACCTCTACCGGCGCGGTTTCGCGATCGCCATGGCCGCCGTCAAATGCAAGGCGCATCTTCCAAGGGCTGTCAGCGGGCTTCGCTGCGGCATAGTCGAGCACCGCGCGCGGCACGATCGCATGTGCCTCCATGGCGAATAGGCACCCGTAGCGCTGGCAGCCGTCCACATCGCCTGGCAGGTTCACCATATCCAGCGGGACCGCGCCTTCCGGCCCCTCGGCATTCATACGGACCAATCGAAAGCCAGAACGCGCGCTGTAAACCGCGTGAAAGACATAGGTATAGGTCGCCTGCCCGGTTTTGCGATCGATCTCGGCTATGAGATAGGAGTCGGCTTTGCTGACACCGCCCTCCATATTCTGCGCCTGATAGACCGCCCTGCTATCGACGCGAACAAAGGTTTCCATGGGATCATCTACGACGCCGATCAGATCCGAGATATCATCGGGCTTACTCGAGGACAGGCGAGCCCACCAGTCGGCATCGGCCTGGGCTTGCTTTTTCCCGGCAACAGCGGGCGTGGCGATCAATGCCAGCGCCGCGAGCCCCAGTGCAAGCCTCATTTTCACGCGATCAATCCCCGCTATTGGCAGCCTTCAAGCCTTCTATATACGCCATAACACGCTCCTGCTCACGCGCATTCAGGTGGATCATCATGTCGATGACCTTGCCCTCCTTCAGCGGGTTGCGGCCGATCAACTCCCATGGCTGACAACCGTACACATCGGCGAGTGCCAGCAACACCCGCTCGCTATACTGCTGCTTGCCATTTTCGAGCCGTGACAGGCTGGCCTCGGTCGTGGGCAGGTTCGGATCGTCGAAACCCTGCATCGCGCTGACAACTTGCGCCTGAGTTTTTCCGGCGAATTTTCGCCATTCCTTGAGATAGATGCGTCGCTCAGCCATGGCCGCGATCATACTACGCCCGGTGTAAGCAGATAATGCCGCCCGGTGTAATTCGGGCTTGACCGTTAACTTACATGGGGTGTAAGTATGCGGCATGACCCTAGACACCTATTTCGACAGCGGCGCGATGACGCCAGCAGAGCTTGCCAGAAAGACCGGGCTTAGTGCCGCATCGATCGGGCGTATTCTCTTCGGTGAACAGCAGGCGTCGCATAGCGCCATCAAGGCGATAGTTGATGCGACTGACGGCAAGGTCACGGCGCACGATTTGATTTTCGGCGCGCCTCGGGACGCATCTCGCAAGAGGGAAATGTCGCGCCCCGCCCAGCAGGACGCCGCCGCATGAGCGCGCCGCGCACCACGGGAGGCCGCTGACATGGCGCAGATCGGCCCGGTCACCCTGACCCTCACCTGCATTGCCGACAACGCGGTGGAATCGATCCAGTCAGCGCTTGCGGCGATTGAAGCGTCGGGCACTGCCCCGCAGGGATTTGACGACTTCTTTGCGGGCCTCGGCAGCGACCTTGGCGCGGACCTGCGCGAGGATGCTGTTGACCTGCTCTTCGCTGAACCTGTCCTCCGCACCGCAGACGGGGCATTGGAATGCGCTCTCAAGCCCAGCCAGCGGTACATCGAACTTGTGGCCGCAATCGCCCGTGACGGGAATGTGGCCGTTGATTGTAGTGGCCATGGCTGGCCTGTCCTTTCGATCGTGAGTCCTAACACGATTGTAGCCGATGCTGGCGGGGCGGCAATCCCGCCAGCGGAGGGCTGCGCATGAAGGTCTACGGCCACCCCGCGCCATGCTTGGTCACCCTGATCGACGGCGGGCCGGGCATGGTTGTCGAGCCCCTGCGCTTCATTCCCGTTTCCGAACTTCCTTTGCCCTCGGGTCGCGCCTTGGGCACGGCGGGAGAGGTGGCCCCCTTCAGCGCCTATCCCGCCACACAGAACACCGGCCCCCGCTACTCCCTGACAGCCGACACCGTGCGCGGCTGCGAAGGCGATGCTGCTTCGGTTCAAAAGGCGTGCGGGGGATCCGGGGTCCGCAGAGCGCCTGGAAGCATCGCAAGCACGGATTGATGAAATCGCAGGTTTCATGACCCCTGAATTAGCAAGGAAAGTCGATACGATCATGGCTGACCGAGACGGAACAAAACACGACGTTCTGGCCCAGCAGGAGGCCATGCTGCGCCTCGCCGAGCGCGATTACGGCCTGACCGCCAAGCGCATCGCTGCTGAAACCGGCATCCCCCTTTCGACCGTGCAAAGCTGGAAACGCAGTCTTGCACCGGCCCAGATGGCGCTGGGTGATTTCGTGGCCGTCTGCCGCATCATTCCCGATCACCTGACCAGCCTGTGCCTTGAGCCGGCTGGCAAGCAGATCGTCGATGACGGCAGCGGTGACGGCCTGCTGCACGAACTGCTGGTCGAGACCTCGGGCTATGCCGCCGACCATATCGAGCGGATGGCCGATGGCACGATCTGCCACAAGGACAAGGCGGCGCTGGCTGAACGCGCGCGGCGGATCGGCAACCTGGCTGTGAAGGTTGGGCGGTCGTGAGCGCGTCGAGAAAGGAACTGGTAGCGCTCGCGGAGCGCGTAAAGGCTCTCACAGCTCCCAACTTTGCGATCGAGCAAGAGATTTGCCGAGCGCTATTCCCCGACATGCCGTGGCTCTCGCAACCGTATACCTCTGATTTTGAGGCATCGATCTCGTTGGTCCCCAAGGGCTGGTGGTGGTCGTCTGGTGACTGCAGCGTATCGGCAGACGCATCCATGGGGCCTGATGTTGCGCACTGCGACAAGCAAACCCTGGTCCGCTTCGACGAAGGCCTGCACCTCGATCTGCCCAAACCGTCTTGGCCAGCGCAGGCGATGACCGCTCTTGCTTTAACGGCACACGCCGCATTGTTGGAGCCCGCAGCATGATCCGCTGGAACCCCTTCCGCCGCAAGCCCAACCCCGCCGACGCCGGACGCACGCTGTCGCAGCTCGCCGCCGCTGAGCGCGAGGCACGGCAGCTGACCTATCGACAGGCTGTGCGGGCGCGGGCGCTGGAAATGGCGCGCAATCGTGGGCTGGATAAGGCTGTGAGGGTGTTGTCGCGATGAATGCTTGCGTCAACATCGGCAGCGCAACGCTCTACTGCGGCGACAGCCTGCAGATCGTGCCGACGCTTGGCCGGCTCGATCACTGGATTACCGACCCGCCATACGAGAAGATAATGCACGACAGCAAATCGGGCATGAAGGGGCTGGTTCGGCCTGATGGCTCCCATCATTGGAAGCCGCTGGACTTCGCCCCGATCGACGAAATCCGTGCCGATGTAGTGTCGCTGGCATCGGGTAATTGCGACGGCTGGTTCATAGCATTCTGCACGGCTGAGGGTGTTGCCCGGTGGGCCGATGCCATCAATCCCAGCCCGATCAAATACAAGCGCGCCTGCGTCTGGATAAAGCCGGACAGCACGCCGCAGATGAATGGCCAAGGGCCTGCACAAGGGGCCGAGATGTTTGTCTGTGGCTGGGCTGGCAAGGGCTTTGCGCGCTGGAATGCTGGCGGCAAGCGCGGGGTCTACACGCATTGCGTCAATGGCTCTGAGCGCGACGGGCTGCACCCCACCGAAAAGCCGCGTCGCTTGATGGCCGAGATAATCGTCGACTTCACGAACGAGGGCCAGACTATCCTAGACCCGTTCATGGGCACTGGTTCGACTGGCGTTGCCGCTGTTCAGCTTGGTCGCCGGTTTATCGGCATTGAGCAGAACCCGGAATATTTCGAGCGCGCTGTCAAGCGGCTCGAGCAGGCACGCTTGCAGACTGACCTGTTCATCGAGGTCGCCTGACATGACCGGCGGCTCCCTCAATCTCCGCCTCTACCGCCGCGCACGCCGAGATGGCGAGACGCTTGAACGCGCCTGCGAGATATCCGGCCTGACGCTCGGTGAGGCCCGGCTGACCGATGCCGAGGACGCGCGAAATCCACCACCGCCCGAGGCGTTTGAGCTGATCGGGCATAATTCGAGGAACCAGACGATGAGCGATTCCACCGTGACGGCCGACCAGCAATTGCGCCTTTTCATCGAGCGCATTGAGCGCTTGGAAGAGGAAAAGAAGGGCGTCGCCGACGACATCCGCGACACCTACGCCGAGGCGAAGGCGCAGGGTTACGACGTCAAGATCATGCGCCAGGTCGTGAAGCTCCGGAAGATGGAACCTCATGACCGCGCGGAAATGGAAGCGGTGCTCGAGACCTACAAGATCGCCCTGGGAATGCTCGCTGGCACGCCGCTGGGTGACTACGCGCTTTCGAAGGCGGCTTGACCGATGGCAGCGGTCACCATCACTCTGCCCTGGCCGCCATCGAGCCTGAGCGGGCACAACAAGGGCCATTGGCGCGGGAAATCGCCCACGGTCGCGGCGCATCGCAAGACAGCTTGGGCAGAGACCCTGAACGCCAAGATCAGCGTCGCGGCAAAAGGCGATATCCGCGTCCATGTCCGCTTCGTGCCGCCTGATCGGCGTGGCGACCGCACGAACTTCCCGAACCGGATCAAGCCCGTGTTTGACGGTATCGCCGACGCGCTCAAGGTCAACGACGCCCGGTTCCTGCCTTCCTATGAGTTCGCCCAGCCTGAAAAGCCGGGGCGGCTTGAGGTCACGATCGGGGGTGAGGCATGATCGACATGGCACAGCCTGCACCGACGAGCGCGCCTATCACCGCCAAGCGGATCATCGAGATCGTCGCCAAGCACACCGAGGTTTCGGTCGAGGACATGAAAAGCCCACGCCGATATTCGGAGCTCGTCACCGCGCGACACCTGGCTGCGGCACTCATTCGCCAGTGGCGGCCCAACCTGTCCTATCCGCAGATCGGCAAGCTGTTCGGCGGGCGCGATCACAGCACCATCATTCACGGCCAGAAGCTGATCCGCGAGCGTATCAGGCGCAACCCTGACTTGGCGACGCTCGCGCACGATGCCGAGATCGATGTCGTCTACGAGGCATATTTCTCCAAGCGGAGGATGCTGGGGTGAGCGGCTTTGCCGTCATGTCGCGGGCGATGCTCGAGCACCCTGAGCTGCAAGGCGCAGAGCGTTTGGTGGGCTGGTTCAAGCTGGTCGCCAGCGCTGCATTTGAGCCTGTCACCGTCGCGGTCAATGGCGCGCAAATGACCCTCTCAGGCGGCCAGGTCTACGGAACGATCAAGCAGTTTGGCTCCGCCTTTGGCTGGAATGACCTGTCCGTAAACCGATTTTTGAAGCGTCTGGAGATGGCGGGCATGATCTCGCGTTGCATGGTTGGGCGCGGCGTTGTTGTGACCATCCTGGATCGATCGACGTTTGCAGTTGATCGGTTCGAGGGCAATGGATCGGGCCTTATCGCTACCGCGACATCGCCGAACCGCAAGCGCAGGCCAGTTTTCGGCCGCGGTCGGGACACGATACCGGCAGCAGTTCGCAGCGCGGTTCGCGATCGGGATGGCGATAAATGCCGGTATTGCGGCTGCGTTGATGGCCCGTTCGAGTTTGATCACGTCGTTCCTCACTCTCGTGGCGGGCTGGACACGATCGCAAATCTGGTCGTTGCCTGCAGGGCCTGCAACTCGCTCAAGCGCGCTCACACACCTCAAGAAATGGGATGGACGCTATGAGCCGGTGGTTCCGATTCTACGCCGAGGCGATGCGCAATCCGAAGGTGCTGCGGCTGTCCGATAAGGACTTCCGGCTGTGGGTGAACCTGCTCGCCGTCGCATCCGAAAACGATGGGCACATCCCTGCTGATGACGTCCTTAAGCTGGTCTTAGGCATGCGCTTAGACCATCTTAAAGGGGGTCTTAATCGACTGATAAGCGGGGGTCTTATCGATGCCCTAGACGACGGCTATGAGCCGCATCACTGGTCAAAATTCCAATATAAATCAGACACATCGACCGAGCGGGTCCAGAAGCATCGCGCAAAGGGAAACGTTTCTGAAACGGCCCCAGAGACAGAAGCAGATACAGAAACAGATAAAGGGAAGAGAAAGCGCGCGAGCGTCGAGACGGTTTTGCCCGACGACTGGCAACCCGCTGAATTCGGCCCCGATACCAAGTCCCGCAAGATCGTAGACAGTTGGCCGCCCGGAACGCTCGAACACCAGGTCGAGCACTTCGTCGCCCACCATCGCAAGCGCGGCGACAGGTTTCGAGACTGGCAAGCCGCCTGGGCAACATGGGTTCTGAACAGCAGGAAATTCGGGAATGGAACAGACAATCGGAAATCTGGCGGCAGCGGTGGTCAATCCCGATCGCGCGACGGGTTTTTCAACGCCTGCGCTGACGCAGCCATGGGCGGGCACGATGCCGGCGACCCTTTCGGACGACCAGATGGCGGAGCTGGCGATGATCGCCCGCAGCCCCGCCTGCGCCTTGCCACCGGTGGATCCTAAGCGGTTCGCCAAGATCATGGGCTCGATGGCCGCTGTGCTGCCCAAGCGTAACGTCGACGATGCGACCGGAGAGGCGATGTTGAAGATCTACCACCGGATGTTTGGACACCAGCCAGAGCCCGCGCTGGCGTTCCTCGCCAAACAGGCAATCGCGACATGCAAGTGGTTTCCGACCATCGCTGAATGCAACGAGATCTTGGCGAAGTGGAAACGACCGGCAGACCCGCGCCAAGGGGCCCGGGAGCAAATCGCCGAGGAAATGCAGGCGCGGCTAGACCGCGATATCGCCGCCCTCAGGGCTGGGCGCGTCACGCAGGCCGATGTCGACGCCTGGCCTCCCCGCTGGCGCCAGATCGGCATTACGCAGGGCTATCTCGACGCAGACGGCACGCTGCGGTTCAGCAAAGAGGGCGCGCAATGATGGCAACCGAAAGCCGCAGATCCGATGGCAAGCGGCACGACACCGGGCTCGAGCGTCCGCAGCGCCCCTGCCCCCGCGATTTCCGCGAGCGCTTCCTGGAGATGGGGCACTCGAAGGAACTGACGGAGCATTACCGCACCAACTGGCGCGTGATCGCCCGATGGATCGAAGAATCGGGCGGCGACGAACTGCGGGCCGCGCGCAGCCGGATCACCGGTTGCCCGGTTCGCCCGCACCGCAGGTCCGACCGGGCCAAGCGGTATGTGATGGGGCTGCGATTGACCGCGGCCAAGGGGGATTGAGCATGGCGCTGACACCGAAACAGGAGGCTTTCGTCAGGGAGTACCTGATTGATCTCAACGCCACGCAGGCGGCCATACGGGCGGGCTACAGCGCCAAGACGGCAAAGCAGCAGGGGCAGCGTCTGTTGACGAATGTTGACGTGCAGGCCGCCGTTACGGACGGTCAGGCCAAGCGCGCCGAGCAGACCGGTATCGATGCCGCCTATGTACTCAATCGCCTTGTCGAGATCGACCAGATGGACGTGCTCGACATCCTGGACGATGCCATGAGCCTGAAGCCCGTTTCGGACTGGCCCAAGGTCTGGCGGCAATACCTCTCGGGGGTGGATGTAGCCGAGATGTTCGAGGGCAGCGGGGATGACCGCAGGATGGTCGGCATCCTGAAGAAGATCAAATGGCCGGATAAGGTCAAAAACCTTGAATTGATCGGCAAGCATGTCGGGGTGCAGGCGTTCAAGGACAAGATCGAGCACAGCGGCGAGATGTCCATCAACGTGCTGCCCGAGGATGCGGCGCTGTGAGCCCGCGGAACGCTTTGGGTGCGACAATACTCACAATGTTCGGGGTGATCATTTTTATGATCATGCATCACGCAATAGGCCCCACGCTTGGCCCGCTGGCATTCTTTGGGTCAATCGCTTTGGCTGCGTTGCTGATTAAGGCGGTCGATTTGTTGATTGAATGACCACCGCCCCTGCCCCTGCCACTATCGGCCACAACGGCGGCCCGCCGATCGCCAAGCTCACCCCTAAGCAGCGCCTCGCCAACAAGCTGCTGGCGTCGGCAGCAACCTACATCATGCTGCGCGGCGGCTCGCGCTCGGGCAAGACCTTCCTGCTGTGCCGTGCGATCGTCCAGCGAGCCATCAACGCGCCTGGCTCCCGGCATGTGATATTTCGCTTCCGGTTCAACCACGCCAAGACCAGCATCTGGGCCGATACCCTGCCCAAGGTGCTCAAGCTGTGCTTCCCGACACTGCGCGTGCGGTTCGACAAGAGCGATTTCTACGTCGAGCTTCCGAACGGCTCGCAAATCTGGATCGCCGGCCTGGACGACAAGGAGCGCGTCGAGAAGGTGCTGGGCGCGGAATATGCGACCCTGTACTTCAACGAGAGCAGCCAGATTCCGTGGTCGTCGGTCGAAGTGGCATTGTCTCGCCTTGCGCAGAGCGTCGAGCTCGCACCTGCCATCGCCGCTGCCACGGGGCGCACGCATCTGCCGTTGAAGGCCTATTTCGACTGCAACCCGCCCTCCAAGCTGCACTGGTCCTACCAGATGTTTCGCGCGAAGGTGAAGCCCGGCACCAAGGAACCGCTGCCGAACCCCGAAGACTATGCCGAGATGAAGGTCAACCCTTCCGACAATGCCGAAAACCTGCCGCCCAAATATTTCGACGTGCTCGCATCGATGTCGGCCGCCAAGCGCTTGCGGTTCGAGGCTGGGGAGTGGGCTAGCGAGATCAACGGCGCGCTCTGGTCGCTGGAGGATCGCACGGCCCCGGATGGCAAGACCATTCCGGGCATCGATGCCAACCGCGTTGCCACGGCACCCGACATGCGCCGCATCGTCGTCTCGGTTGACCCGTCCGGCACGCGCGGGGATGGCGGCGGGGACGACATCGGTATCGTCGTCGCGGGGCTGGGCATCGATGGCCGGGCCTACATCCTGCACGATGGAACCTGCCAGCTATCGCCCGAAGGCTGGGGGCGGCGCGCGGTTGATCTCTACCACCTATACGAAGCCGATCGCATCATCGGCGAGCGCAATTACGGCGGAGACATGGTGCGGTTCACGGTGGCTACGGCGGACAAGAAGGCGGCGTTCAAGGAAGTGGTCGCATCGCGCGGCAAGGCGGTGCGCGCCGAACCCATCAGCGCGCTCTACGAGCAGGGCAAGGTCAGCCATGTCGGCACCTTCCCCGACCTCGAAGACCAGATGTGCAATTTCACGCCCTCGGGCTATGTCGGCGAAGGCTCGCCAGACCGGGCCGATGCGCTGGTCTGGGCGCTGACCGAGCTGATGCTCGACTCGAACTATTCGTACGACCTATCCAACGCCCTCTAGACGGCGGTAACACCCGCGCGCGATCCGGCATACCCCCGCATCATGGGTAATCTGCTGACCATGGCGAAAGACCGCCTGATGAACGCCATCGCGGGCACGGGCACAGGTCGCGACCCGCGCACGGCGAACGCTTACACCGCCGTCCCGATGAACCAGCACCAGATCGCGGCCGCCTATTCCGGCTCGCCGCTGATGCGCAAGATCGTGCAGATTCCCGCCATGGACATGGTGCGCGAATGGCGCGAGTGGAAGCTGGACGCGGAGCAGATCACCGCGGTCGAAGCGCTCGAAAAGCGGCTGATGATCCGGCAGAAGGTCCGCCAGGTCGAGGTGTTGCGCGGCATAGGTGGCGGCGCTCTCATCCTCGGCCTGCCGGGCAATCCGAGCGAGCCCGCGCCCGAGAATATCAGCCGCAACCAGCTGGCCTATGTCAATGTCGTCTCGCGCTGGCATCTCGGTTTCAGCCAGTACCAGGAAGATGCCCGCGAGCCCGGTTATCTCGATCCGATCATGTGGACGCTGACCGGACAGGGCGGGCAGCAGACCCTGCACCCCTCGCGCGTGATCCCCTTCCGCGCCGACACCACCGCCTCGCTCGCCATGATCACCAATACCGGGCATGACGCCTATTGGGGCGAGAGCACGGTGCAGCAGGTGCTCGACGCCGTGCAGGATAACGACAGCGCCCGCTCATCGTTCGCGGCGCTGGTCAACAAGGCGCGCACCCTGCGCATCGGCATCCCCCGGCTGATGGAGCTCGCCTCGACGCAAGCGGGCACGGACCAGGTTTCCGCCCGCATGTCGATCCTCGCCATGGCCGAGAGCATCCACAACGCCTTCATCTACGACGCTGGCGATGCCGAGGGCAAAGGCGGCGAGAAGATCGACGACAGCAGCTACAGCTTCGCCGGGGCAAAGGACATTCTCAACAGCTACGGCGAGTTCGTCGCGGCTGTGTCCGACATTCCGGCCACCCGCCTGCTGGGCCGCGCACCCGAGGGCATGAACAGCAGTGGCGAGAGCCAGCAGACCGACTGGAACAAGAAGATCCGGGCGATGCAGGAACTCGACCTTGCACCGTGCCTCGAGCGATTCGACCGCTACCTGCTGCAATCCGCAATCGGCAGCGTTCCCGATGGGCAATGGTACGAATGGGCGCCGCTCGACTTGCCCGACCAGAAGGCCGAGGCGGAACGACGCAAGGCCGAGGCCGAGACGATCAAGATCATTCAGGAAACCGCGACCATCCCCGACCGCGCGTTTGCTCAGGCGGTGCAGTCGTGGGCGATCGATGAGGGCATGTGGCCCGAGCTTGAGGCTGCGCTGATGCCGCTTTCCGATGATGAGCGATATGGGCTGGAGCAGGCTGACCCGAGCGATGATGATCTTGGTGGCAACTCAGCGGAAGGAGGTGATCCAGATCCAGCGAACGGCGCGAGCGTGGACGATTCGCGCCGGATGAACGACGCCACCCCGCGCCCGCTCTACGTGCACCGCAAGCTGCTCAACAGCGCCGATCTGATCGCATGGGCCAAAGCGCAGGGAATTGCTACGACCATCGACGGCAGCGACATGCATGTCACCATCGCGTTCAGCCGCCAGCCCATCGACTGGCTGAAGGTCGAGGCGAACGACTGGAACGAGGAAAAGGACGGTACGCTCGTCATCAATCCCGGCGGCCCGCGTCTGGTTGAGCGACTGGGCAAGGATGGCGAGGCCGTGGTGCTGCTGTTTGGATCGTCGCGCCTCTCATGGCGGCATGAACAGATCCGCAATGCCGGTGCATCATGGGATTGGCCGGAATATCAGCCGCACGTCACGATTTCCTACAACGCGCCCGAGGTGGATGTGGACGCGATCGAGCCCTATCGCGGTGTCTTGCGGTTCGGGCCGGAAATCTTCGAAGATTTGGACGATGATTGGAAGGCCAAGGTCAAGGAAAGCTGATGATGAACGACCCCGCCTTGATGCTTATCGCGCTCATCGGCGCTCACTGCCTGTTCGACTATGCCGGACAGGGCGATTTTATGTCCAAGGCCAAGAACCGCACGACAGCCATCCCCGGCGTGCCGTGGCAGACCGTTCTTGCCAGCCATGCTGCAATCCATGGCGCAGCGGCATCGCTTATTACTGGCGTCTGGTGGGTGTTCTTTGCCGAGGCTGCCATTCATTTCATGACCGACGATGCCAAGTGCCAGGGCAGGATCAGCTTTAATGCCGATCAAGCAATCCATATCGGCTGCAAGCTCGCATGGTGGGGCCTCGCCATAGGTTTGACCTGATGGCGTCCGTTGACCTCGCCACCCTGACCCGCCGCGCCAAGAACCCCCGCCGCCGCGTCATCACCCTGCGCCCGATCACCCCGCCCGCGCTACAGGCGACCGCGCTCTACACCAGCGTCTACGCCCCGGTCATCGCCATCTGGTCCGCCTCGCTGGAAAGCATCACCGCCGCCTATGCGCAGTCGCTGAGCGAGCTGCAAACCGACGCCCCGGCTGATGTCACCGCGCGCATCGAGGCCGCATCGTCGTCCGTATCTGGCGTCATCGTGTCGCTGCGGTTCGCGATCGGGCGCTGGTCCGAGAGCGTCGAGGCATGGCATCGCAGGCGGTGGATTGGCAATGTGCTGACTGCAACGAATGTGTCGCTGGAAACCCTCATCGGCGCATCGGACGTTCGCGCAACCCTCGCCACCGTGATCGAGCGCAACGTCGCGCTCGTGTCGTCAGTTTCGGACGAGACCAGGCGCAGGATCGCGGATGCCGCCTTTCGCGGGCTGACCGAGCGCAAGCCGGCTGCGGAGTTCGCGAAGGAGATACGCGGGTTTGTCGATATGTCGCGCCGCCGCGCCAAGAACATAGCCGCTGACCAATTGGTAAAACTTGGGTCAGAGCTTAATCAGGAGAGGCGACGGCAGGCTGGCATTGATTCCGTGGAATGGGTCAGCTCGGGCAAGATCAATTATCGACCTGAACACAAAGCGCGCAACGGCAACCTGTATTCCGAAAACGCCGATCGCATAGGCCAAAAGTATCAGGGCAAGATCATCAAAAAGCCACCCCCGGCAGACGATCGCGCTGGCGTGCCAATCAACTGCGCATGTACGGAAAGAGCAGTTTTGATTTTGGATTAATGGCCATCTATGCTACTTAATTCGGGCTGGAACAGTGGTTGCACACTGCCCAGCCCTGACCACAAACGAAGGATGATTTCGATATGGCTAATCGACCAATATGCACCGCGCCAGGATGTGACAAGCCCTGTGGACTAAAGATGCTTACGGGTATGGCGAGGATCTTAAAGGCCCCGGCACAATCGGGGTTGATGGGTGGGTGTTGCCAGAAGATATTGTCCGCGCCGTCCTGACCGCGATCCGGAAGCCGGATGAGGCGATGGTTGAAGCTGGGGTTCTTGCGCCAAACTATCTAGAAGACCAGAGCTCAAAGCGCGGCTGCGCCAACATCTACACCGCCATGATCGACGCCATTCTGGCAGGGGGTGAGTGATGGGTGATCGGCGACATGGGGATTCCCATATCGACCTTTCGAAGGCCAACCCGGCGCGCGTGATGCAGGGCATTGCCGAACATATCGTGCCACCGCACATGCGCGGCGATGATTGGGATGCCCGATGGCAGGCAATGGCCGACTATTGCGAGCAGCCAGCGGAGATAACCACTCCTACCTGACTGTACCCTAAGACGGCGGTAACGCCCCACCCGACCACGGTTTATCCCGTGGGGCATGATCGCATTCGACCATCTGACGCTCGACGCTCGCAAGACCACCAAGGAAGGATTCTTAGCGGTTCGAGCCCGCGCAGCCAGGACCGGCCTCTACGATTACGCCGGGTCCGAGGTTGACCCCGATAACGCCCACGGCCTGCGCGACAAGGCGGTGGTCAAGGTCTATCGCAGCGGCGACCAGGTATTCGACCGCGCCAGCATTGCCAGCTTCATCGGCAAGCCCATCACCAACGATCACCCCGCAACCGCAGTGACCGCCGACAACTGGCGCGAGCATGCGCGCGGGACCGTCATGGGCGCTGTCCGTGATGGCGAATATGTCTCGTTCGACCTGATGCTGACCGATGCCGCCGCGATCGCTGCGGTCAAGTCCGGCAAGCGCGAGCTGTCGAACGGCTACCAGACCACGCTCGACTTTACCCCCGGCACCACGCCCGAGGGGCACGCTTACGATGTCAAGCAGACGGCCATCGTCGGCAATCACATCGCCCTGGTCGATCGTGGTCGCGCTGGCCCCGAATGTCGAATCGCCGACGCCATCGCTGTTTGTGACGCCAACCCTGCGGCAGTCGCCGCGCTTCAAGAAGGAAATGCCGTGAAGAAGATCACATTGGACGGCCTGCAGGTCGATCTGTCGGACGCCGATGCGGTGTCTGCGGCCATCGCCAAGCTGCAGGACAAGGCGAGCACCGCCGAAGCCGCGCTGGCGGATGCGAATGCCAAGCTCTCGACCGCAGCCGGTGAAAGGGCCGCGCTGGAAAAGCAGCTGGCCGACGCCAATACCAAGCTCGAGCCCGCCTCGCTCGACAAGCTCGTCGCCGATCGCGCCGCGCTGATCGTCAAGGCGAAGGCCGTCAAGGCCGACATCGTGACCGATGGCAAGACCGATGCCGATATCCGCAAGGAAGTCGTGACCGCCAAGCTGGGCGATGCGGCTGCGGGCATGGATGACGCGGCGATTTCCGGCGCCTTCGCGGTGCTTTCGGCTGATGTGAAAAAGGCCACGCCGGAAATCCACAATCTGCCGAGCGTGACCGCCACCGATGCGCAGTCTGCCGAAGCCAAGGCGTTCGCCGATTCTGTCGCCAACCTCAACGCATGGCGCAAGGCCAAGGCTTAAGGAGAAACCGAAATGCCTGCACTCCAGACCACTTATCCGCTGAACCAGGATGCCGGTTTTCCCGGTATGCACGCCGACATGGCCGAGTGGGACGCGCGCACTCGCACCGCAACGGCCGCGATCAATTTCGGCGTCCCCGTCCAGCGCAATGGTGCGGAAGGTTGCCAGACCCTCGCATCCGGCGGCGAATACATCGGTATCGCCGGTGTCCGCCGCGTGACCAACGCATCCGGCGACGGATATGCCGCTGGCGACAACGTGCCGGTCGCAGATGAAGGCTGCTTTTTCGTGTTGGCCGATGCCGCCATCGCGGTCGGTGCCGCCCTCAACTTCAACACTGCGTCCGGTCGGTGGACCACGGCTGCAACCTCCGGGACCGTCATTGCTGTGCCGCAGAGCGAAGCGGAAACCGCTGCATCCGGTGCCGGTGCAATCTTCAAGGTGCGGCTGCGCCGCATCCCCTCGTAATCAAGGATTATGACGATGCAGCTTAACGACGCCGCAGCATTCAACTTCGTGGTGGCTCAGGCGGCCACGATCAACCCTATTGTCTATGAAACCCGCTTCCCGGAACTGCCGTGGAATGAGCTGGTGTTTGTGGACACCAGCGCACCCGAATGGACGCCGGGCATCATCACGTTCAGCTCGACCACCGTTGGCCAGGCTCGCTGGTATTCGGGCGGCGCAAAGGACGTTGCCAAGGCCGACATCGCGATGGACAAGGTACAGCAGGCCGTCCACATGGCCTCGATCGGCTATGGCTACGACCTTGAGGAAGTCGGTCAGGCCCAGCTGCTTGGCGTCGGTCTGACGGCTCGCAAGGGCGTTGCGGCTGCGCGCGCCTACAATGAGTTCATGTGGCGCATCTCGCAGACCGGCGATGCTGACAAGGGCTTGAAGGGTCTGGTCAACCAGAGCGGTGTCAGCACCGGCACTGCGCCGGCTGATGGCACCGGCTCTGTCACGACGTGGTTCGACGCTGGCGGCGTTCGCACCAAGACCCCAGCGCAGATTCTCCGTGACTTCAACAACGTCATTGTGGGCATCTTCACCGGCTCGAACACCGTCGAAATGGCCGATACCGTGCTGCTGCCGTTCGCGGTGCTGGCATGGCTCGGCGCGACGCCAATGAGCGACACGAACAGCGAAACGATCCTGTCGTTCATCCAGCGGAACAACTATTACACTCAGCAGACTGGTCGCCCGCTGACTATTCGCGGCGTGCTGGGCCTCGACACCGCTGGCGGTTCGGGTACGCGCCGTATGGTTGCATATGCCAACCGCGAGGACGTGGTGGTTCTGCATCTGCCGATGCCGCACCGTTTCCTGCCCGTCTATCAGGACGGCCCGACCAGCTACGAGATGCCCGGCATCTTCCGCACCGGCGGCGTCGATGTTCTGCGCCCCGCAGCATTCCGCTATCTCGACGGCATCTGAGGGCATCGCGATGATCATCAAGAACATCACCGATGGCCCGAAGGTCGTCAACAGCCTGGTCGGTCCCGTCACGATCCCGGCAGGTGGCGAGGCGACTGTGGAACTCAACGAGGCAGAGCACGACGTTGCGATGCTGATGGGCTGGTTCGAGGAAGTCGATGCCAAGCCCAAGGGCAAGCAGGCGGCAAAGCCCGACGCCGCCGAATAACCGGCTCAACCGGGGGGATTGGGGGCCGCTCTCGCTCACGGGCGGGTGCGGCCTTCCCCGTTTAAGGAACAACCATGGCTTACACCGCGCCCACGCCTGACCAGTTCCGCGCCCGCTACTCTGCGTTCGCCGCGCTCGACAATGTTGCGATTCAGGTCTGGCTCGACGAGGGGGAAACCGAGACGGCAAGCTGGGCAGACGACACCCGCGCGCGTGCGGTGATGGCCTATGCGGCGCATCGACTGGCAGAGGGTGGGCAAGGCACCGGCAACATCGCAGCGGGCGTGACCAGCTTCAAATCGGGCACGTTCAGCGCGACGATCACCGACGCCGCAGCATCGCGCACCGGGTACGATGCCACCGTCTATGGCCGCGAGTATCTGGAACTGATGCGCCGCAATTTCGGCGGCCCGCGTCTCGCATGGACACCCCCTGCCCGTGCTTGACCAGATCTTCGCCAATCTCGCCACGAGCTTCTCGGAGGCATTCGGCGGGCCGTTCATCGACGCGACGGCTTCGTGGCCCGGCACTCCGGTCTATGACGACGGCGGCTCGATCGTGACGCCCGGGACGCCGGTTGATCTGCCGTGCCGGGTCCAGTTCGACAGCGCAACCACAGCCATGCGCCAGGCCGAGGGCTTTCTGCAGACCGATGTGCGCATTCTGGTGCTCGGCGCATCGCTCGCGGCAACCCTGACCACCGAGGCAAGCATCGTGGTGGCAGATGGCCCCCGCGCCGGCACCTGGTCGCTTTTGAGTGCCGAGCGTGACCCCGTGGGCATCGGTTGGGAATGCGCTGGACGGCTGATCGGATGAAGGGCCGCCGCAAGCATACCGATCGGCTCAAGAAGCTGTCGAGCAAGCGCGTGATCCAGATCGCGGGTGCGATTGCCTATGAGGGTGCCGACATGATCCGCGCCGAGGCCTTCCGGCTTGTTTCCGCTGGCAGCGTCTCGGGCAAGGGGCATGTGCCGTCACGCCCTGGTGAGCCGCCCAACCGCGACACCGGCGTGCTGCAGGCGAACATGGAATCGGTGCAGACAGGTGCGCTGACGGCCGAGTTCAGGTCCAAGGCCGAGTATGCCCGCGCGCTCGAGTTCGGCAACTCAAAGATGGCGCAGCGCCCTTATGTTCGGCCCGCGCGCGACAAAAAGCTGCCCGAGATCCGCAAGCGCTATGTCGAGCAGATGAACAAGCTGGTGAAAGGAAGCGGATGAACATCAGCCTGAAAGCGCCGTGGACCTATCGGACGCCGCTGGCCACCGTCACCTATCCCGCTGGCACGCACGACGTTGCCCAGCCCATCGCCGACGCCGCACGGGCCGCAGGCGCACTGATCGAGGAGGAAGCCGATGGCCAAAGGATTGCAGCGCCTGCTGCGCCGCGCCGTGCTCGTTCGCCTAAAGGCTGACCCCCAGCTGACCGCACTGGTCCCGCCCTCGTCGATCTATGGTCAGGCCGTGCCCAGCTCGCGCCCGTGGCCCTTCATCAAGCTCGGCCCACCGCTGACCCTGCGGCTGCGGCAATCCTGCGTCGATGGCGGCACGATCACCATGGACGTGCATGCCTTCGCCAATGCCCGCAAGTCCGGCTCGCAGACCGTCGAGACAGCCGAGGATCACGCAAGCCGCATTGGCGAGCGCATTGAGGCGGCGCTGAACGACAACCGGATCGAGCTCGACACCGGCATCACGGCGCGAATCCGCCTGTCCGACATGCAGCTGCTGCAGGACGACGAGCCCGAGGCGTTCCATTATCTGGCACAGATCACGGCGCGGGTGCTGGCGCAGCCCTGACCGCAGTGTTATGCTGCCTGCCGTGGCAACCCCTCCTCCCATTGATCCAGTGATCGAAGTGCTGATCGCGCAACTGCTGAAATCCGGCGCGCTATCAGGTGCCGACCTGTCCAACATGGCGAACCGCCTGGAAAGCATCGGGATGGACGATGCTGCATTTGCGCTGAATTTCCTGCCGATCGCAAACGCCATGGACGAGCCCGACGAGCGCCGCGCCGGATTCGAGGTGATCGAGGGCGGGGCATTGGACGGCGGTAACGAAGGCGACTGACAGCACCTAGAACGGCTCTGACTATCCATAGGAGCCGCAGATGTCCGTGCCCAATGAAAGTGATTTTGCGCTGATCAAGGTCGGCAATGGTGCCAGCCCCGAGGTTTTCGCCGCAATCTGTGGCATCGAAAATGTCTCGATCAATCGCGTCGCCAACACCACCGACCGCAATCGCCGCGACTGTGCCAAGCCAGGCGCGCCCGGCGTGCGCCGCTCCAAGACCACATCGAAGCAGATGGACATCACCGGAACGGGCGGTGTGGACAAGGCTGATATCGATGCATTCGACGATGCGCTGGGTGTGGTCAAGAACTACAAGGTCGAGCTCTACAAGTACGACGGCACCGACACCGGCGCACTGATGGGCACCTTCGCGGGCGCGTTCAACCTGACCAGCGCCAATATGTCGCTAGACGCCAATGGCGACAGCAGCGGCGAAATCACCCTCGCCAGCGATGGTGCCTGGACCTGGACTGCCGCAGCCTGATCCGATGCAAACCCGCGTCGAAATGCCGTTCGGCGACGGCGAATATGTGTTCTGGCTTCCACTTCCACAGGTGGTCGAACTCGAGCGCGTAACCGGACGCCCCATGCTGGCGATCGAAGAAAGCCTGCGTCAGGCAATCGGTGGCACTGGCGACGGCGAATTGTCGTTCCTGGGTGGCGGCTCGGCCAATGCAAAGGACGTGCTGGACGTGCTGCGGCTCGGCCTGATCGGCGGCAATTCCGGCATGGTCGATGGCGAAGAGGTCGAGGTCGGGCCCATCCGCGCCAAGCAGCTTGTCGAGCAATACGCCTACCCCGCCCGCCCGCTCTCCGAGGGCGTCGTTCAGGCTTGGCGCGTGCTGTCCGCCGCGATCTTCGGCGTCGAGCTTAAAAAAAAAGCGGAACCGGACCCCGGCGAGAACCCGAGCGATACCGAAAAGGACAGCTGATCGCCAACTGCGGCGCGATGGGGCTCGACTGGCGCACGCTCGACCTGTCGGATTATCTCGAAGCGCTTGAGGCGCACAACGAGGCTCACAGCAGCGAGAAGCCCGAACGGCAGGCCAGTGACGGGCTCAAACGCTTTCTCGCTGCGCACAGGGACGGCGGTAACGGGTAATCCGAAGGCGGTGTAGCCATCCGACATGGCCGCCGAAATCGACCCTGTTATCCTGGAGCTGCACGCCAAGGTGGATCGCTATCTCGGCGATGTACGGCGTGCGACCAAGACCGTAGACCAGCAACTCGGGCTGCAAGAGCGCCGGGTGCGCGATCTGGAAGCGCAGATGCAGCGGTCCAGCGGGGCCATCGGCTCGTCGCTCAAAGGACTGGCCGCCACCTTTGCGACTGCCTTTACGGGCCGCGAGCTCGTCAACATCATCGACAGCTATACCCGGCTGCAAAACAGCCTGAAGGTCACTGGCCTGGAGGGTGAGAACCTGGCTGCGGTGCAAGAGCGGCTGTTCGCCGTCGCGCAGAAAAACGGCGTCGAGCTTGAGGCCGTGGGGCAGCTCTATTCGCGCGCCGCACAGAACCAGAAAGAGCTCGGCGCTTCCACGTCCGACCTGATCAACCTCACCAGCGCGGTCAGTGCATCGCTGCGCATCTCCGGCACGAGCACGCAGGAAGCATCGGGCGCGCTGCTACAGCTTGGCCAGGCGCTGGGCTCGCCTCGCGTTCAGGCGGAGGAGTTCAACAGCCTGCTCGATACCATGCAGCCTCTATTGCGCGAGGCCGCCAAGAATATCGAGGGTACCGGTGGCACGCTCGCGGGCCTGACCCAGCGTATCAAGGACACCAATGGACCTGGCGTGTCGAACGTCGAGCTTTTCAGGGCGATCATCGCTGCATTGAGTGATCTGGAAAAGCAGGCGGCATCGTCAACCTTGACGATCTCGGGCGCGTTCACGACGCTCAACAATGCGCTGACCACCTATGTCGGCGAGTCGGCGGAGGCCAATGGCGTCACAAACGCGCTGGCGACTGGAATCCAGAAGCTCGCCGAAAACCTTGATACGATCATCCCGGCCATCACGATCATCGCCGGACTTGTGGCTGGCCGCTTTGCAATCGGGCTCGCAACGGCGGCTGTAAACGCTGCTGCGATGCGCGTCGTCGCGCTGGGCCTTGCCGCTTCCCTTAACGGCACCGCAGCCGCCGCCACGCTTGCGGGCCGATCCTTGCTCGCCGCATTTGGCGGGCCGGTGGGGCTGGCTATCACCGCTCTGGCGCTGGGCATCGGCTATGTCGCAACCCGCACGGAAGAAGGATCGGTTGCCGCCGGCACCTATCGGAAAGCACAAGATGCTGCTGCCGAGGCATCGCAGAGGGCGAGCGACGCCGCTGACCGCCTGGCAACCGCAACGGGTCGGGCACGCGAGGAAGCGCTGGCCAACGCAAAGGCGGTCCGCGAGGAAACCAAGCAGAAGCTGGCCAGTGCGCAGGCGAGCCTTATTCTTGCCGCTGCCGAGGCACAGCAGGCCAATGCGTTTGCCCGCCGAGCGCGTGCCACTGGTGGCCTTGCCGCTGCCGATCCTCGCGTTGCTCAGGCGGGTGGGCGAAGGCTGGCCGATGCTGCCGCTGCACGCGCCGCTCGGGCAGATGCGAACGAGCGCGCGGCATTCACGTCCGTGCAACAGCTTGAAGCCTCGCTAGGCAAGATCAACGCCGCCATCAACTCAGTGCCCGGCGTGGCGAACGTCGCGGCCCCGTCGAGCCGTGGGCGCGGTGGTTCGAGCGGCGCATCATCTGGCGGCCTTACCGATTCCGATATCCGCCAGACCGCAGACAAGGGCCGCGAGCTTGGGCGGTCCATCGTCCGCTCGCTGGAACTGCTCGATCAGGAAACTCAGAACAAGTTCGACCTTGCCACGGCGGCCAACGAAAACGAACAAGACCTCGTGCGCGCCAGCCTCGCGCTCGCCACGACCCGCGAGGACCGCGCACTGCTCGAGAACCGGCTGCTCGACCTTCAGGCGAGCCAGCGTCAGGCGGAACAAGAGTTGGTGCTGTCCCTGTTGCGCAGCACCGAAGTCCAAGAGCGCATGGCGCAGGCACGTCTCGCCATTCTGCCACAACTTGAAAAGCAGCTGCGCCAAGAAACCGAGCTTGCCAACCAGTCGCCGGGCCAGCGCTTCCTGCGCGACCTGACCATCTCGGGCAACAACATCAACGATCAGGTCGAGGGCATCGCGATCGATGGCCTGCAGAACCTGAACGACCAGCTCGTCGACGCCATCTTCAATGCGGAATCGCTCGGCGACGTATTCAGCAACGTGGCGAAATCGATCGTCGCCGACCTGCTGCGCATCGCGATCCAGCAGGCCGTCATTCGTCCGCTGGCCGAGAATCTGTTCGGTGGTGGCGGTGGTGGAGGAGGCGGCGGCGGCGGATTCCTGTCGTTCGCCAGCAGCATTGCCAGCATTTTCGGCCGCGCCAGTGGTGGCCCCGTCGCGCCCGGTCAGGTCTACCGCATCAACGAGGGCGCATCCCCTGGCCGCGTCGAGGGGTTCGTCGGGCCATCGACCGGGGGAAACATCGTGCCGCTCGGGCGCATGGACGCCATGCGCGGTGGTGTCAGCCAGCGAGTGGGAGGCACGATCCGGCTGGAGCTTTCCGGCGACATAGACGCGCGCATCGCCAATGTCTCGGGCCCGATCGCGATTGAAGTGGTGCGCGTCAATGCGCCTGGCATCGTCGAGTTGTCTGCCGCCGAGACCGAGCGGCGCTTGAGAAGGCCGAGGCTGGGATGACCGAAGTATATCTCCCCGACGATCCCGGCGCATGGGAAATGACCTCGCTCGACCTGTCCGTGCCCGGTCAGCAGAACCGATCAATCTGGACCGGACGGCGGCAGATCATCGGCCTGCCCGGCGCCGAAGTTTGGGCAGCGCGCATTTCCATCGTCGACATTACGACCGAGGAGCAGGAACGCGCCTGGCGTGCCTTCCTGCTGTCCCTGCGCGGGCAGCAGAACTGGTTCCGCCTGCCCCTGCCCTGCAACCGCCATTACGGTCCCAAGCCGCTGGTCAATGCCGCGACGGGCGACGGATACAGCCTGCCGCTCGACGGCATGGCTCCCTCGACCCGCATCCTGCGCGCCGGTCAATTCATGACCGTGCCGCTGCCGTCTGGTCACTGGCGCACCGTGGGGCTGACCGCGGATCTGATCACGAACAGCAGCGGCCAGGCGACGGCGCAATTCGAGCCAGCGCTTAACGAGGTGCCTGCTGATAATGCGGTGGTCGAGACTGGCGATCCGTTCATTCCCGTGTCCAATGCGGATGCCGGGTTCTCGCTGGCCTATTCGCAGGCCGTATCCGGCACCGAGCTTTCGCTGGTGGAGAACCTGTGAGCCTCCCCGACAGCACAGCAGCGGCCGCACTCGATGCCCGTATCATCAAGCCCGTGTGGTTCGCCTTTCTCGACATCGATGGCGACCCGGTGCGCGCGAATACCTCTGGCGCTGACTGGACGCCGAGCGGGACGGGCGACCCTGACCTCGACGGCCAGCTCTTCACCGGCATCGGTGCGGCGTTCGTCAATATCTCGTCGGTGCAGGTGCGCGAGGGTGGCAGTGAAAGCGTGACGGCGGAACTGTCTGGCCTGCCCGGTATCGACGACGAGACGCTGGCCACGATCGGCGACCGCGCCAACTGGCAGGGCCGTGTCGCCCGGCTCTGGCGCATCATCCGCAACAGCGCGAATGTCCAGCAGGGCGGATACCAAGCCTATTACACCGGCTACATGACCGCGCTCGACATTGGCGGGAATGATCAGGGGCAGATCATCCGGGTCACGATCGAGACATATCTGGCAGCCTTCCGCGCCGCGTCCAACCGGACATATCTCGACCAGGAACGATACGACAGCGGCGACCTCTCGGCACGGGCCGCTATTGCCATCGCGAACGGCATCAATGCGAACCCGGCGACCGCAGGCACGGGTGGGGCTATCATTGGTGGGCCGAGTTTTGGGATTGGCGGAGGCTTCGGCCCGCCACCGTTCGCACAATGATCGCGCGCCGATCCGATTGGGATGCCCGGCTGTCCGAGTACCTGGCCAGCGTGCGGCGCAAGCCATTTTCGTGGGGCCAGCACGATTGCGCCCTGCACAGTGCCAACGCCGTCCTCACCATGACGGACACCGACATCGCGGCTGCATTCCGGGGGCGCTATTCGACCGCGCAAGGCTCTGTGCTGGCCCTGTCGCGCTATGGTGCCGGGACGCTCGACGCGACCGTTGACACAATGCTGCCTACTATCCCGCCCAGCCATGCCCGGCGCGGCGATCTGGTCTGGACGGGGGAAGCACTCGGCGTCTGTGACGGCACGACCGGGCTGTTCGTCGGGCAGGAAGGTGAAGCCGAGGGACTGGTCACCATCCCGCGCGCCGCCTGGCAACGAGCCTGGAGGGTCTGATGGCGAAGGTTCTCAAGGTCGCGGCGCTTGCGGTTGGCGCAGCTGCCGTCATCGTGGCAACGGGCGGGGCCGGCATTGGGTTCTTGGGCGCGGCGGCCGCTGGTCTGGCAACCGCTGGTCTGAGTGCGGGCCTGCTGATTGCGGCATCCACTGCCCTGTCAATCGGCGCCTCGCTGATCGCGAAGAAGCCGCAGGCTCCCCGCAACAGCCCGGAAGCGATCAACCGCCTGAATGCCAGTATCGACCCGCGCACGCCGCGCAAGATCGTGTTCGGTCAGACCGCGATGGCGACCGATATCCGCGACCAGGAATATACCGACAACCAGACCTACCTGCATCGCTTCATCGTGACGGCCAGCCATGCGGTGCAGTCGATCGACGAAATCTGGTTCGACGAGAAGCTGGCATGGACATCGGGCGGCGGCGCGCAAGGCGAGTTTGCGGGCTATCTTGACGTTGCCACCCGCACCGAGGGCAGCGCAGTGAACGCCATCAATATCAGCGCTCGCATGGGCAGCACCCGACGCTATACCGGCCTCGCCTATGTCCATCTGCGCTTCAAGCTGACCGGCAACACCAAGAGAACCGACAGCCCGTTCGCGCAGTCCATCCCGTCGCGCATCACGATCCGGGGCAAGGGTGCGAAGGTCTATGACCCCCGCCTCGACAGCACTGTTCCCGGCGGCAGCGGCTCGCAACGCGCGGATGATCAATCGACCTGGGCTTGGGATGATGACGCTGCCCGCAACCCGGCACTGCAACTGCTCTGGTATCTGCTGGGCTGGCGGATCAACGACAAGCTCGCGGTGGGGCTCGGCATTCCGCAGGAACGCATCGATCTGGAATCGTTCATCGCGGCGGCCAATCTGTGCGACGACGAAATCTCGCTGGCAGCAGGCGGGACCGAACCGCGCTACCGCAGCGATGGCGTGTTCTCGGAAGCCGACAGCCCCCCCACGGTCATAGATGCCCTCAAGGCCAGCATGTACGCCGATTTCGATGACGTGGGCGGCAAGCTGCGGCTGTTCGTGTTCTACAACGACCTTGCCGTTCCGCAGGCCAGTTTCGACACCGGCAATGTGCTCGGCGAGTTCGAGTGGCGGCAGACGCCGGCGCTCGACGAGACGTTCAACATCGTGCGCGGGATCTTCACGGACCCCAGCGATAACGCGCTCTATCAGCCGGTGGATTATCCGCAAATCGAGCTCGACAGCGTGGACGGCATTGATCGCATCGACACCTTCGACTTGCCCATGGTCCAGTCTGCCAGCCAGGCGCAGCGGCTCGCCAAGCAGCGCTTGCAGCGCCAGCAGTTCGGGGGGGCATTCACCTGCACATTCGACGCGACTGGCTGGCGCATCCGCAAGAACAGCCCGATCGAGCTCTCGTTCGCGCCGCTGGGCTGGGTGGACAAGCTCTTTCGCGTTGCCGAAATGGAGCATCGGGTGGACGGCACCGTGCCTGTAGTGCTGCGCGAGGAAAGCCCGCTGATCTATGCCTGGGACGAGGAGGAACAGCCCCCGGTGCAGGCCGCGCCGCCCTCGACCTATGATTTTGGCAAGAACCCGATCGTGCAGGGCATCGACGAAAACGCTGCCGCTGGTGCGCTGGCCAACAGCTACACCGCTGGGCTCGCCGGCAACATCACGCAGGCCGATGCGGGCAGCGACGTGACCGTGACGATCCCGACGCATACCAGGGTCTATACCGGTGCCTTTCCGCAGCGATCGGTCACGGGAGGCACGATTACCGGCCTCGACTATGAGACCGATTATCTGATCTATTACGATGACCCTGAACTGGACGGCGGCGCGGTCACCTATCAGACGACGACGATCGCAGCTGACGCCTATTTCAGTTCGGACCATCCTTGGCGTCATTTCGTGGCGCGCGTCACAACGGTTGCGGCTGGCGGTACTGGCGGCAGTACCGGTGGCAGTGGCCCGCCTGGCTCTGGTGGATGGGACGGCGACCCCGGAACCCAAATCCCGTGATGGGACGGCGGTAACACGGGGCCACGCGCTGCCATAAGTCATGCAGCATGGCCGTGAACCTTCCCCTGCTCGCCTATAAGCGCGTCCCGTTCCTCGATCCTGACGGGGCGACGCTGGTCATCATCGGACCGAACTGGTCCGGCGCGGCCTTCAAGATGGATTTGCGGCAGAACCCCGGCGACACCGGGACGGCCATTCTCTCGATCACGGGCGCAACAGCGGGTTCTCAGGGCATCAGCGCGACCTATGACGCAGCCTATGCCTATGTCGACGCGCAGGGCCAGCCAGCCACCGCGCCTGCAACCAAGGTGATGATCCAGATCGACGAGGCGACGATCGAGGGGCTCGACCTCGGGACGCCGACCGACAAGCCGCTGGTGCTGCACTACGACCTGCACATCACGCCCAGCGGCGAACCCAAGCGCGTCTACTGCGAAGGCACATTCACCATCAAGCCAGGTGTGACCATATGACGATTGCCATCATCGACGGGCGCGGCTCGAAGCCGGTCATTATCGGGGCCGGTGCCGATGTCGCGGGAACGCTTGTCCTGCAGGCCGAATCCGCAGCCGATGCCGCAGCATCCAGCGCAGCAGAGGCCGCCGACCTGCTGGCAGACGCGACCCTTACCAACGCCAAGGTGAAAGCGAGCTTCGACACCATCATCACGACCGCAGTCGATCGCCCGGCAGCGGGCAATTACAATACCGGCAACAGCACGAACCTTGCGATTGCCGTAATGGGCGGCGAAGATGTGCCCGCCGACACGCCTCTTGCCACCCTGCTGGTTCCCTTCACGTTTACCAGCAGCGCGGCGACCAAGATCATCGTCAAGCGTTCCAGCAGGTTGAGCACCGACGCATGGCTCAACAGCCAGCCGGGCAATGCTGGCGACACGGTTATTGACACGCGCGAATTCACGCTTGCCGATGTCGGTCTGGTGTCCGGCGTCGGCGGTGTCGCGACGATCCCGCTCGGCGGCCAGACGGCGCCGGATGGCACGTTGCTGATTTTCGATGTGGTCGCCGTCAACAATTCGGATGTACCGCAGTATAACAATCTGTCGCACGGCCCGGTAAGCGGTGCGACCCAGCAATATCAGTATGGCTGGTATCGCTTTGAGGGACAAGCCGCCGGTTTTTGGGAAGCCATCCCCATCATCGCCATCCGCCCGGCCTTTGCGGTGACGACGGAGCTGTTCGATACCGGTGCCGGAGCGGTCAAAGCTGATCCGTTCCGCAGCGCCAGCGTTGATGTCGCGCTGGTCGGCAACAATCTGACCGTCTCGGGCAAGCTGTTTGCGAACGGCAATGAGGTGGCTGTCAGCGACACTGTGACATTCACCGCCGCTGCCGCTGGCAAGGAGTGGGCGTTCGGGGTTTACGCTGACCGGCTTACCGGGGCGATTTCGACAGAGGCAACCGAGCAGCGCGACGAGGAGCTCGACGCGATCGAGTATCTGCCAGCCACGCCTGCCGGCAAGATCCTGCTTGCCCGCGCGCTTGTCCGCGACAGTGGCGCGGTCGGGGCGGTCAACTGCGCGCAGTTCCGTGGCCTGATCAAGATTGGCCAGGAAGGAAACATGGCGCGTCATGTCGAGCGCAATCGTGGCCTGTTGCGCCCCGTGATCGGCAAGGCGATGCGCGGCGATGCGATCAACTGGGGCGGCTATGGCGACAGCATCACTGCCCTGCAGACGGGGGCGCCCAGCGATTCGGCGGTGCGTTATGCGGCGAATGGGGAGTGGCGCGACAGGCGCTCGGTATATTTCTCGGCCTATCCCAGCGACACGCTCGCGCTGTTGCCGCTGTTCGATTTCGGCGACGGATCCGGCCAGGTCCACACCAAGATTGGCTGGAACTGGTCGATCAAGGCCGCGCTCGATGCGATCGCGGGCGCTGATGTTGTCGATTATCTGAATTACGGCATCGGCGGCACGACTAGCGCGAACAGCGATAATAACGGCCTGTGGCCTGCCCGCATCGCCGTGCCGCTGGCTGCATCCCTTGATGCCGTCGTGATCGCCTTCGGCATGAACGAACGCGGCAGCACATCGACCTATGCAAACATCGTCAACATGGCCGGGCAGTTTCAGGCCGAGGGTGCGATCCCGATCGTCATGGGTTGCCCCCGGCCTCATGCAGACGAAAGTGTGAGCAACTGGCGCTACACCTGCGACGCTCTGGAAGCCGCCGCCATGGACTCGGGCGCGGCCTTCATCAGCACGACGGCGATTGCCGATGATCGCAATCTCGGTGCTATGGGTATGCCCGCCGAGGCGCTTTGCTCCACCAATATCGGCGCAGGCGGCAATCACCCCGGCATCTTCGAGCTTCAGCAATATGGCCGCGCTGCGGTCGAACAGCTTGGCCTGGCCTGACCATGCCAAACACCACAGGAGCCCAAGTGCAACGCGCAGAGTGGATCGCCGCAGCGGCGCTAATCATCAACATCCTCAGCATCGTCTTCGGCGGCGGCGCGCTGTGGCAATCGCATCAGGACCATGATCGCCGCATCGTCGCGATCGAGGCGGCGGAGCGGGCGCGGGCGGCAGAGATGACGCAGATCCTGGTCAGGCTCGAGCGGATCGACAGCAACACGATCGCGCTGAAGGAACGCATGGACAAGGAAACCGGGCGATGAGCATCAACGATGTGTTCCGCGCGGCCGCTGCCGCGTTTGATCGCGTGTGCCCCGTTCCTGCAGCGCCCGTCTATTCCGGCGTGATTGGCAAGATCGACGTGCAGCTGCTGCGCGTGGCCTGCCCGGAGCGCACCGAGGCGCAGCTGGCGCCCTGGGTCGAGCCGATCCAGCGGGCCTGCAAGCGGTTCGACATCAACACCGTGCGGCGCGTGGCGGCCTTCATCAGTCAGATGGCCCACGAATCCAGCCTGAAGGAAGGGCGCGAGGAGAACCTGAATTACAGCGCGAGGCGACTGACCGAGGTGTGGAAGTCTCGCTTCCCAACGATCGCCCGTGCCGAGCCCTATGCGCGCAATCCCGAGAAGCTGGCGAACCGCGTCTATGCCGGGCGCATGGGCAACGGCCCCGAGATTTCCGGCGATGGCTGGAAGTTCCGCGGCGCGGGCCCGATGCAGCTGACCGGGCGCTCCAACTGGACCGGCTTTGCCGACGCTATGGGCATGACCGTCGACCAGGCGCTGACCTATGGTCGCACGCTCGAGGGCGGGGTCATGTCTGCGGCCTGGTTCTGGAACGTCAACGACCTCAATCGCCTCGCCGATACGCCCGGCGTCGAGGATGAAACCCGCCGCATCAATGGCGGCACCCACGGCCTCGCCGACCGCACTGCCCGTTTCAACCGCACCGTCGCCGCGCTTCTGGCGGCGGGTGCCTGATCACCGAAAGGAACACCCATGTCCAAAGGCAATACGTTCGAGAACGACCTGCTGGCGCTGATCTTCAACGCCACCCCGATCGGCAATATCGCGGACAATGCAGCAAGCGCGCCGCTGACGCAGCTGTTCGTCAGCCTGCACACCGCGGACCCTGGCGAGGCGGGAAGCCAGACGACCAGCGAGTGCAATTACACCGGCTATGCGCGCATCGGTGTGAACCGGAACTCGGGTGGCTGGACCGTGACCGGCAACAGCGTCAGCCCTGCAGCGAACATCGACTTTGCCAATCCGACCAACGCCACCAACCTGCCGCAGACCGCCACGAACTTCGCGATCGGCACGGCTTCCACCGGCACAGGCAAGGTTCTCTACAAGGGCGCTCTGTCACCCACGATCGTTATCAGCAACACCGGGGTCACGCCGCGCATCACGACCGGCACCACGATCACCGAGGACTGATAGTCGATGGTCGATCAGAAGATCACCGACCTCGACCCGGCGACACTGCCGCTCGATGCGGCGGATCAGTTCGAGGTTGTGCAGGGCGGCACCAACAAGCGCGTTGGCGGTCCCGCAATTGCGGCGTTCGCCAGTCCAAACGTCCAAGTGTTCGACTCTTCCGGCACGTGGAACAAACCGACCGGCGCAAAGCTGGTTCTGGTGCGCGCCTGGGGTGGCGGTGGTGGCGGCGGTTCGGGTCGCGCATCGTCAGCGGGCACAGCAGCGGGTGGCGGTGGCGGCGGTGCAGGCGGCGGCTTTGCCGAATACTTGTTTCTTGCCGCTGATCTGAGCGCAACCGAGACAGTCACGGTCGGCGCTGGTGGCAATGGTGCTACCGCCCGAACACCGGACAATAACGGCGGTGGTGGCACGGCGGGCGGCGGTTCCGCCTTTGGTGGCACGGGTGCTGGCGCAGACCTTTTTGTGAACGGTGGTGCCCAAGGCGGCGGTGGCTCCAACACTGTCGCGGGCGGTGGCGGTTCTACTACCACGATCGGATTTTTCGGGAACTCCAACAGCGGCGGCGGTGGTGGTGGCTCGCAGGCTGGCGGCAATGGCTCGAACGGCAATATCGGTGTGTTTGCGGGGGGCGGTGGCGGTGGTGGCGGCGGTCAGGGAACGAGCCTTGCAGCGCGTAATGGCGGGACTGGCGGCGTAGGACATGGAAACATTTCGCGCGCGTCAACCGCTCCGGGGTCCGGCAACGGTGCAACGGCGGGCAACGGCATCAGCGGGACAGCGGGCGGCGCCGGTACTGCGCTGCCTTCTCAATCCGGCGGAGGTGGCGGCGGCGGCGCTTCGACAGCCGCAGGCGTGGCAACGGCGGGCGGAAACGGCGCGACCCCGGCAGGTGGTGGCGGAGGCGGGGGTGCAGGTGTCGGGAACAACAGCGGCGCGGGCGGCAATGGCGGTGGCGGCAGGGTTGTCGTCATCACGTATTTCTGAGGTGTGGCATGGAACGCTATGCAGTCATTGACAACGGGACCGTGACCAACGTGGTTCTTTGGGACGGTGAAACCGAATGGGGCGGCGCTGACCAGGCTGTCCCCTGCCCTGAAGGTGTCAACATCGGCGATACCTACCAGGATGGCGAGTTCATCCCTGCCGAGCCTGAATAAATGACCCGCCGACTTCTTGAGGACGGCAGCGTCCGGCTTCTCGAGAACGGCAGCGCTCGGCTGCTGGAAGATGCGGGTGCGGGCAGCGGCATTGTCTCTGGCGCTGGATCGGCAACCGGCACAGCCAGCGTATCGGGTGCAGGTGCAGCGACGGTAGCGGGCGCTGGGTCATCCGCAGGCATCGGAGCGGCTTCCGGCACTGGTCGGACCATCGCAGCAGCAACCGGCAGCGCGTCCGGCTCCACAACGGTCAGCGGCGTCGGCGCAGCGCCTACGGTCGCGGCTGGGGTGGGTTCGTCATCCGGGGCAGCGACGGTCAGCGGTGCGGGCGCATCGGTCGCTGGCGGGGCTGGTAGCGCATCTGGTGCGGCAACCGTTTCTGGTGGCGGCGCATCCCGTGCATCGGGAGCTGGTGCGTCGGCAGGTGTCACCACGGTTGCAGGCACGGGCGGCGCGCGGCTCGCTTCGATCGGCACGGCAGCGGGTCAGTCGGCTATCAATGGCGGCGGAACGGCTGTCACCGGGGCAACGGGCAGCGCAGCGGGTGTGGCAACCGTCAGCGGCGCAGGCGCGAGCCGGGCTTCCGGTGCTGGCAGCGCTGTAGGCGTTGCGACTGTCGCGGGCGTCGGCCAGGCGCTCGACAATAGCGGTGCAACAGGATCTGCATCTGGCTCGGCAACGGTGTCCGGCGTCGGGCGGACGATTGCTGCGTCAACCGGCACGGCAAGCGCAGGGGCAGCGGTCGCGGGCGTTGGGCGGCAAATCGCCAGCGCGGCGGGAGCATCGTCTGGCGCTGCAACAGTGTCCGCCATGGGCGCGGCTCGGGCGAGCGCTGCGGCAAACAGCAACGGCGCTGCATCGGCCACGGGCGGCGGGACGGCCCTCATATCGGCAAGCGGGTCTGCATCGGGTCAGGCAACCGTCACGGGCACTGCGCGCACAATAGCGGGCGGTATCGGCCAGGCGCAGGGCTCGGCAACGGTTCAGGGCGTCGGCGCCGCCTATTCGACCGGCGCTGGGGTGGCGGCGGGCTTTGGCGTCGTCGTCGGGGAAGGCAGATCGATTGCCGAGGCCAGCGGTAGTGCTGCGGGTCTGGCAGTGGCCAATGGTGTGGGCGCGTTCATTGTGCCCGCCCCGGTCAACGCCGATCGCCGGTTCACCATCGCCCGCGAGTCCCGCAGCTTCACTGTCGAGCGTGAGGCCGTCCGCTTCACCATCGCGCCGGAACCGCGCCGGTTCGCCGTACCACCCGACCCCCGCGCCTTCACCGTTCCTGCAGAACCGCGCCGCATCACCATCACCGAAAGGCTTGCCGCATGACCTACAGCTTCAAGGCTCCGAACAAGGATCCCGACGCCACGCTAGATTACGAGCTCAACTGGTCGACCTGGCTCGCAGATGGCGAGACGATCACCGCGCAGACCGTGACGTGCGACAATGACGACATCACGATCAGCGCTGTCACTCAGGCGGCAGGCGTGGTGCGCTTCCGGGTCGCAGGCGGGACGGCGGGTTCGTCCTACCTGGTCACGTGCGAGGTTACGACCAGCGCCGGGCAGACCGACCAGCGCACCATGCTTATCCCCGTTCGCGAACGCTGAGAAAGGACATCACCATGGCAGAACAGACCCCCATCATCGTCACCGACAACACACTCGAGGGGCAGGTCAGCACGCTGCTGCGCTATCTTGTCGCAGCGGGCGGAGCCTTTGCTCTGGGCAAGGGCTGGATCGACGACGCCACCCTGCAAGCCCTGACCGCGCTGGTCACTGTGGCCGCGCCCATGGCCTGGGGCATCTGGCGGACCTACTCGGCCAAGCGGAAGCTGATCAAGGCCGCCCTGTTTGCGCCGAACGATATCGCCCAGGTGGTGCATAAGTGACTTGGGGCACACCCCTGCGCCGCTACATCATCGCGGCCGCCGTCATCGTTCTCGCCTGCCAGCTATCCTATTGCCGGGGCTATGACCGGGGTGTCAGCGTCGAGCGGGCATCGTGGCAGGCCAAGAGCGCGGCGATCATTGATCGGCGTGTCAAGGCGGCTGCGGCGGCCGAGAAACGAGACGCTGCCATCAAGGCGCAGGGACAGGCTATCATTGACCGGCGAAAGGAATTGGACGATGCGACAGCGGGGATACCGGACCAGGGGCTTTCTGCTCGTCAGCGCGCTCGGGTGGAGCGTGAGCGCCTGCGGGGACAAGCCCAGCGTTGAGCACCTTCCGCCACCGCCGATGGCGCTGCAAGCCGATCAGGTGGACCCGCGCCCTGCCCTGCCGGCGGGAGCGGAATCGTCCGAAGCGATCTACGAGGCGTGGGTCAGCGACGTGATGGACTGGGGCGAGCGGCGGGATCTGCAGGCGCGGCGCTGGTGCGAGTGGGTGAATACCTGGCTGGCTGACAAGGTGGCCTGCTGATCACCCTTCCCCACCCTTCCATATCCGCGCTACCCATGGCGGCGAAGCCAGTATAGGAAATAGCGCACCACTGCCCAGGCCAACAAGGCGATGATGCCCGCTGCGGTGGATACGCTGCTCACGCCCTCTCTCCACCCATGGCGGCGGTCACCATCGCGATTGCGCAATCTGCTGAGCGGTTTCCTCGCTGTAGCCGATACCGCTACCCCGCTTGCCGATTTTCGACCGGGCCAAAATCTCGTCAACCTTCTCTTTCGCGTCGGGAAAGCGATCCTTCCATCCATGCAGGCTGTCGAACTCCCAATCGCCCGCCTCTGCAATCTCGCTGGCGATCGGGAAGGCCGTGGCCACATTCCCGTTGATAATCGCGATCCGATGACCACTGCCGAGGTGTGACAGCGACCACATCGCAGGGCGTCGGCCCTTGGGCGATTGCTGCATAATGAGGTGCAGCCCAAGCCCTCGATAGGTGTAGCCAGGAACGTCTGCGGGGCCATAAGGCATCGCGACCTTAAAGGTTTCCGGCTTCCAGCTCACTTCCCCTCTCCCCCCATGGCGGCGATGGCGGCGATGGCTGCGCGGGCTTTGTTGCGCCAATCATCCTGACAGCTTGCGGGCAATTCGCCCCATGCCCTCGTGATCTCAGGGAACGAACCAAACATCCATTGCTCGTCATGCTCAAAAAGAGCCTTGGCCACCCTCTCCACCACATCCTCACCCACAGCAGGCTGGCAATCGAGTTCCGCAGCCTTGCTCTGCATCACCTTGAACGGCTCAGCATCCATGACAACGATCTCCCGCCCTGCGATGGTGATGAACATGGGCTGGCCGGTTTCTGCCAGGTCAACGTCCTGCCCAAAGCCCGCCGCGATCTGTTCCGCTGTCTTATCCATTGGCCTGCTCCCATGCTGAAAGGGCTGCGAGGCAAATGTCGGACATGGCGCGATTACGCTCGATCTTGGCGAGTATCTGGCGGTGCTCGCTAGTGCGCGTTTTTGACAATTTCCGTCGGTGCATTTCTGCATATTTAGCAAACACCTTTTGCGACTGCCTTACCGCCTCCACCAGCGCGGATGCGTCCTGGGCTGGGCGATGGGCATAGAGCGTGGTTTCGGTCCAGCCTCTTTCAATCAGTTCAGGCCACGGGTCCGTGAACCATTCCTCTGCGCAGCCCGGCTTGCTATACATCCACGCCACGGCTTCCGGCTTATCGTTCATCGCTCTTTCCTTTCAGGTGGTCGCCGCGCTCGATTTCGTCGGCTGCGTTGGCATAAGCGGCGCTGCCATGAATGTAGATGGCGGCAAATTCTTGGTCGCCGTTGGCCGTTTCATCTGCCGCAAGTTTGTGCGCATTTTGGCTTTTGTTCCGCAGCCAAGCGACTATCGCCTCTCGTTCATTCATCGGGGTCATCCTTCTTGGGGTGGCGGGCTTCGCTGGCCTGTTCCGAAAGCCCTTGCGGCAGGGGAGATACATGCACTTATGATGCCGCTGGCACGATCCGATGCGGCACTGCTGCCAGTCTGTCTGCTCGGTCATGTGGTGGGGCCTTTCAAATCAGCGATGGCGGAAATCGTAAACGGCTTGGTGATTTCGATCAGGGCGTCGGCCATCCTCTCAGGATCGTTGATATTGGTGTATTGGCAGAACACCCCGGCAGCAGCAGCGTTGGCCACTCCTGCCGCCATGATGGCAATGGCCACCTTGCCGTCGAGGTCGGGATGCAGCGCCATGGTGCGCCGGATCGCAGCTGCAACGTCATCTCCGCACTTGCGGGCAAGGTCTTTGGTGAAGGCATCGTATTTGATGGGCGGCTTATCCTGTTCGGTCATGATGCACTCCTTGCGCGTAGGGCGGCGGCGCGGGTGATGATCGGGCAACCGTGCATCGAATACCGCGCTGGGCAGCCTTCAATCAGCGCCATTAAGCTGTCGGCTTCGATGCTGCCGCTCGATTGGTAAGCGGCCCCGCCGATGGCGTTGTCCATCTTGTCGCGCAACTCGTTGTAAGCAGCCTCTAGGCTCTGCCAGTTGCGTGTGCTGATCGCTGCGCCGATGGCCTGCATTTCGCGGCGTCGCCAGCCATGTTCGCCTGCCAGAGCTTCAATCAGCCCCTCCGCCCTCTCGATCCGGGCGGCTAGTTCGTTGTGGGTCATGATGCGACGCTCCCGGACTTGCGGGCATCCGGCAAAACAACCTCGGCCCGCACAATGATCTTCGTGCCGGGTGGAAAGTCGTCGGCGAACGCTTTGAAGCCGGGGCCGTGGATAAATCCAGAGTTGCCCCAAAACTTGCCATACGAGCGCTCTTCAAGAACCGTCTCGTGGCAAGTAGCCAGGTTGTCGATCCCCAGAACTTCATTCGGGCGAGTGTGGCGCACGCAGCGCCAGCGACCGTTGCTGTAGTTTTTGCTCTCGTAACTGCTGACAAGATCGCGGCGGGTCGGATAGCGGTATGTTGCCCGCTCTGTGCAGCCCTCATGGCCACAGTTGAATATCAAGGTCCATTCACGACGGCTCATTACTGCGCACTCCTTGCGGTTGGGTGGGTCGCGAGGCGGGTCATGCGGCGAACCTCGCGAGGCTGTTCAGGTAGCCGCCCCACTGGTCGGCCATGGCCTCGGCAATTCCGGGGAAGAACCGGCTGCGTTCTTTCCAGCGGTCGGGACCGGGCGACATGCGGTGCACCCGCGCCTCCCTGCCCTCGACCACCAGCGTCGGCTTGAGCGGCGGCAGATTGCGCAGCCAAAGGCAGGTGCGTTTCGTCTCACCATGGCCGAACTGCCACGGCTGCACCGATTGCGCCGGCTCGGCGTAATTGCGGATCAACGCCTTGGCGTGCTTGTGCATGACCGGGTTCTCGACCGCGACGTGCGGGATCGGCGCGTTCCACATATCCGAGAACAGCGCCGCGCCTTCCTCGAGCTCAATGCGCATCTGATCGGCCGTCTTGCCTGGCGGTGGTGACGACAGCCACCGGACGCCGGAATTGCAGAGCCGCGTGCACGGTGGATGCGCCACAATCAGCATGTCCCAGCCATCGTGCAGGATGTCGCGGACATCGCCCACGATATGCTTGTTGCTGCGATCGTCGGAAGGCAGCAGGTCGCAGGACCATGCGTCGAACCCGCGCGCGGCAAATGCGCGGCGGACGATGCCGGAGAACTCACAGGCGACGAGAACGCGGGCCAT